TACGGCTGGAATGCCAGCGCACAATCCTGCTGATTTACTTTTATTCTTTTCCATGATATAATCATTCCATAGTAATAAGGAAGTATCATGGAAAATGTAATTGTCTGGCTTGGTGAGAATGAAACCGTTAAGGTTGGTGATTATATTCGTTCTCTGGATTTTCCTGGTAATACGGAACATTTCCTTGAAGGTATTGTAACCGCGGTTAATGAATTCATTATTGAATTTCAGATTATTCGTCAAGTCGTAGAAGGTTCCGAGTATCCGTCTTCTGCAAATTGCACCACAGCACGGACCGCAGTTCCCGGTGGTCACTTCCTCGATGACAAGATGGTTCGTATTGGTGTTTTTCAATGAAAACTAAAATTCTAATTATCGGTTCCGCCGCGTTCCGAAATCACTTTGGTTCTTCGCACCGTGAATTTGGCCGTGATCTTGATATTATTGGTGTATATGATGATGTGATCGAGTTTATTAAGACACACAAAGTCAAGACTCTTTATCCATCTAACGGTGGTAAGAAGGTCATTGCGCATCTGAATCACAAGTATGGTCTCGTCCCAGGTGTTAAGTACGACATCATTGAAGCCGAAATTGCATGGTCCGACTCTACAGCAAAATCACTTCTGGATTTGCACGACAAGTATCAAAAAGTTGATACTGCTGTGCCGTTCATTGACGCACAGTTCGCTTCTATCGACGAGCTCTTGGCATTGAAGTTGAGCCATCGTTACTTGAAAAATAATCCGTATTTTGAGAAGACACGGAATGATATTTCTATTCTACGTGGTCTGACCGCTGTTAAACCCGAATATGAAGATTGGCTGAAAGCCCGGGAAGCTGAAACTTACACTTATAGCCACCCAAAACTGAACGTCTCTAAACAAGAGTTCTTTAAGGATGATGTTCCTTACAAGTACGATCATGATAGTATTCACGAAGCAGTAAAGACTCTCGAGAAACCTGCATACACTTATTTCCTAGTTGGTGAAGTGAAGACATCTAAAGATGAATTCTTTTCTCTTCCAGGCCGAATTCGTAAGTTGGCTGTTTATGAGGAAGCATGTGTGCTGGCTCTAGAGCGCAGTATTATTCCGTTCAATACCGATCCGACGAAGGCATTTAAAAAGGCACTTGAAAAGGTTTGCACTAGCATAACATCTGGTTGGTTTCGTGAATATGCATGGGAGAATTACTATGAAGTTCTAAACATGTTCAACTCAGAATTTGTTTCAAACTTCAAGAAGGGATTGGAAAATGGTACGGTGAAGCCTTTCACCGGCAAGAATGCCTATTGACTATACACCGAGGAAGAAAAAAGAAACCTTCCTCGGTTTTTCCAATAAATATAGTAAGAGTATCAAAATCGGTGGTATAGTCTCGCCTATTAGAGACGGATATAATCCGCGCGAGACGACTCGTTATCCAAGTCGGGTAACAAGCGGTGGAACTACATCCATAAAACAGTCAACGAAGTACACGGGCAGCGAGATGATTGGAGTGACGATTTTACACAAGTCGTGCCTTCAACCCGTGTTTACTTCCGAGGCAGCAAAAGACGCGGCCAGTATGCGTCGTTAGGGGAATATATGACAGCTATTATGTTAAATCCTGGGAAATATTATGTCGGTAAAGCCGAACAGATTTTTCCTGGATTCGTTTTCGATGGTAATCATGTTGTACAACATGGATCAGGACATTTTTTCGTGATGGAATATGCAGCTGGACCTGTTGCCGTAGTGCCAGTCGAACTGGTTGAATCAAGTGTTCTATCAGTTACATTTGATAAGGAAACCCTATTCGTTGAGATTGAAGGTAAGGGTTATCTGGGTGACATTAATCTAGGTACGATTGGTGATCAGAAACCAACTTTGGAAGAACTAAAAGCCGAGGTGCTGAGTCATCTACCACATATGACAAACACGGACAATCCAATTGATTTTCCGCATGTGAAGAAACGAAGTAGGAAGTCGGCCACAAGGCCGACGACCCCTTGAAGTGGATACTCGCAGTCTTAGTGCTGCTTATTCCACTCCAGCTGGCAGCTGTGCCAACTCCAATCAGCCCCGGATTTGATTTAAAAGACCTACGTTGTTTGGAGCTTAACATACATTATGAAGCGCGCGGCGAGAGTGATAAAGGAAAACTTGCGGTCGGTATGGTTACGCTGAACCGAGCAAAGAACAAGAATTTTCCAAAACAAATTTGTGATGTGGTATATCAAAAATACCAATTTTCTTGGACTACACAATTCCCGAATCATAGCAAAACGAAAGTTGATCCAAAGATCACGCTGCTTGCTATGGATTTATTAACGAATAAATACAAAGACTTCACAAATGGTGCTTTGTATTTTCATAATGCCGAAGTGGAGTCGTTTGACCGAAAAGTGGTAGCACAGATCGGATCGCATACTTTTTATCGTTAGGGGATTGATATGGGTAAGAAAAAATCGACTGAAGAAGAACTAGAACAACAAAAATCCCCAGGTCTTAGCCTTCTGTTTGGAGAAATCACAACAGAACTTGTGGCTGATACTATTGCTTGGATTCTGTCTGAGAATCTATCTGATAACCCGCCTGATTTGCTGACGTTGCTTATTAATTCTCCCGGGGGAGATTTGAGTGCAGCGTTTGCTTTGATCGAGATTATGCAGGGTAGTAGAATTCCTGTTCGGACTGTTGGACTGGGGGAAATCTGTAGTGCAGGACTTATTATTTTTATGAGCGGTTACAAGGATCAACGGATTCTGACACCGTCTTGTTCTATTATGAGTCACCACTTCTCTACGGGTGTACAAGGTAACTATCACGAAATTCTGAATGTTCAAAAGGAACTAGACTTCGTTAATCAGAGGATTCTAAGTCAGTATAAAAAGTGTACTGGGTTAGAGGAATCTGAAATTAAGCAAAAACTTTTGCCAGAACGTGATGTATTTCTAACCCCGACGGATGCACTTGAATTAAATATCGCTGATCATATTAGAGGTATAGGTGCGGCTCCAACAAATAAAGTTTGATTTCCGAGACCTTCTCCCGAATCTTGATAGACGAACATTCAAGTATCCGTTCGTTGCTTCAGAGGTTTGGGAGAAATTGGGCGAGAGCTTTAATGAGAAAATGTGGGATCGGGCCTTGCGAAAGTACCGAGTCCGCATCACTCGGGATGGTTCAATCGGCGACGAGGTAACAGCTGAATTCTTCGACGAGGGTGTCAAAGTAGTTCTTAATATCCCAGAGAATAAATGGAATGTCGAGTGGTTGAAATTCCAGGTTATTCAGACTGTAATGCATGAGTTGATTCACGCAAATCAATTCTACGCACATGATGAGCAGTATAATCGACAATACTGCAAAATAAAAGACCCAGCACAAGAGTATCTTGGGTGTTTTGGGGAAATCCAAGCATTCGCCCATTGCTGTGCTCTTGATATTATGCATGACCGCGAGGATACAATCCTTCGATATAATGAGTCCCCCGTAAAAGTCCGTAAACAGTTGATTAGGCAAATCATCCGCTGGGTCCGTAATTACGATCAACTAAATAGTAGATATGGAGGGGAACCATGTCTGACGAAAATAAAAAGTGGGATGCTAAATCCACAATTGCTACATTCATCGCAATCTGCACAATCGTAGGAACACTGTTCACGGTTGATGCCCGTTACGTCCATGCGGAAGACGCCAAAAAAGAAGTAGCTGCTACTTCCCAACGGATTGACGAGACAAAGAAAACAATCAAAGACACACAGATATTGGTTCAACAAACCACAACAAATTTACGTCGTTCTCTAATTGAGGACAAACTGTTTGAATTAGACGCAAAAAATGCCCAGCGCAAGCTTGATCCAGTAGAATTTGCAATGAAAGAACGCTGGAAACGTCAGTTGGCAGAAATGGATGCACAACAAAAGAATGACACTAATAAATAATGTTGTAATACTTTATTGATTGGTAACCCATGAGTTTTAAACAATATATCAACGAATTTGTGCGCAAGGGTGTTTGGGAGCACCTGCTAACAAAAGATAAATCAGAGTACAGTAAGGATTTGATTAATCTAGTAGATAACACATATAAACACACAAGTCTTGGGTCGTTTGTTAAATCTGTAAACGACGTTAAGAACTCCGAGTGGTTGGTACTTGACTATACGGATAATCCACACTTAGATATCGCTATTTTTTATCGAGGGCCGCGTGCTGATGAGCACTGGAAAGGTAAGAAAATCCAAGGTGTCGGACACGATGGTACACCGGTCAGTAAAGTTAAGCTGATGGCCGAGTTAAATAAAGTTCTGCAACAAAAAGGTTTTTGGATTGAAGCATCCGAACGTATGGAAGGCGCTCTGCGTAAAAGTGGTGCTCATGTTCAAAAAGATGGTCTCAATAAAATATTCTCTGGTATAATCAAGATAAACGATGATGGCAGTTATGTTCGTGATATCAACGGTGAGCACTCCAAAGAAACTATTTTCGGACACCCTATAGTATGAGTTTTAAACAATATCTACAAGAAGCGCAGGTCAATGCGCACATGACACACATTAGTGATCTGGTGTTCATTGCTGGGGTTGAAGGTACCCGCAAAGCTGTCAACTATTTGCGCGATTTGCGTAATATGTTCGGCCACACTCAGCGCAATGTTTACACCGTCAAGTTTGACGGAGCACCCGCCATCATCTGTGGTATTGATCCAACTGACGGGAAGTTCTTTGTCGCTAAGAAGGGTATATTCAATAAAAATCCAAAGGTCTACAAGACACAAGCTGATATTGATGCAGATTTAAGTGGTGAGTTGGCAGAGAAATTCACTATACTTTTAAGAGAATTGCCTTCACTTGGAATCAAATCGGGAATTTATCAAGGCGATTTGATGTTTACACACGATGATCTGAAAACAGAAACGATTGATGGACAAGAAATGGTTGTGTTTCACCCAAATACAATAGCGTATGCTGTGCCAAAGGACAGTGAGCTTGGTGCTAAGATTATGCGCGCCAAAATAGGTATGGTGTTTCACACAACATACACGGGTAATAACTTTGCTAATCTAAAAGCGAACTTCGGAAAAGACATAGTTCATAAATTTGCCAAAACCGATAATGTCTGGGCTATTGATGCCACACTGAATAATCAGACCGCAAATTTTACTTTATCAGCTGCCGATTATGCAATGACCGAATTCCTTTTGAAGGATATTGGTCTTCAGTTCCAAAAGATTCCAAGTGCATTGCTGAATCAGTTCTCTCGCAATGAAGAGATGCGCGATGTGGTTTTGATCTATATTAACTCACTAGTGCGTCAGAATATCAAGGATATTAATCCGGTTGATATGTCTCGCGGATTTCATAAGTTCATTAATGATCGTTATGAAAAGGAAATCGCAAAGCGTAAGACTCATGCTGCACAAAGTGCGTTAAATGATAAGCGTCTTCAAGCATTAGGAATTCTGCACGTATTCTCGGATGAGCAATGGGCTTCTGTATTTGAATTGGCCAAGAGTATTGACTTGCTTAAGGATATTCTTTTAACTAAAATGCGTAAGGTCGGTGGACTAAGTCACTTTATCCGTACAAGTGACGGATTCAGAGTTACAAATCCAGAGGGGTTTGTGGCTATTAACACATCTGGTGAAGCTATTAAACTGGTAGATCGTTTTGAATTTTCTACAAGTAACTTCGATCCAAGAGTAATTAAAGGGTGGCAACGATGACTGCTAATACAGTATTATCAGACATCAATGAAATACAAACAGGCTACTTTGTAAATGGTGGCAAATGGTATTCATCTGATGCAAAACAAGCATTTGAGGCACGGGTTAAACAAGCAAAGCCAGAAGAAGTTGCCGATGCTATTGGTAAAGCACAGGTAATGGCAGAAGAGTTTATCATCTGGGCAAAGCGGAATGGATATTCTGGAACAGTTAAAGAAGTTTGGTGGACGGCGCGACCTGGCGAGTTGGCACGTGCTTCTAAATCAGATGCCGATTCTAGAAAGAACCCTACCGACATTCTTGTTCTGTTCACATCTGGACCAGCTAATGGTTTTCTAGGATTATCAGCGAAAGCAACTAAAACCAATGGTGAAATTGGATTTAAAAACCCAGGGCTTGGTACTATTGACAAAGCACTGAACATTGATATTCAACGAGAGTATAAGAATCAAGAAGCGCAGTTAATCAAAAAATACAAACTACCAGAGTCTTCACAAACTCGAAAAGAGCATATTCGTGCCAACTCGGGTATTAAAGTTCAAACAGAGGCTATAGGTGTACAAATTTTGGCGGCCATGCGTGATGTGTTGATGCACAAACTACTATCACTAAAGCAAGGTGAGTTGCTAAAACATCTATTAGAAAACTGGATGGATGCTGATTTACTTTATCCACCATATATTAAGGTCACTGGTCAAGGGAATAAAGCTCCATATAAGGCTGTGACCATGGACCCAACGAATAATCCAAAATTAGATGCACTACGTAAAGGCCCCATCAAACTTGAAAAGGTTGGTAATGAGTCTATTGGTGTATCAGCTGGCGGTAAGAAAATAATGAAAATGCGATTCAAATTTGAATCTGAAAAGATGGCATCCTCAGTTAAAATGTCGGGAGACCCGTGGTGAGCCTAAAAGACTATATCAAAGAATCAAAAAGCAACGGTATTGTTGCGGCATTTGGTCGTATGAATCCACCAACCAACGGCCACGGACTTTTAGTTCAGTCTGTTCTGCGTTATGCCCGCCAGTATAAGTGCGATCACGTGATTTACTTGTCTCGCAGTCAAGATAAAAAGAAGAATCCACTATCTATTGTCAAGAAACTATTTTGGGTCAAGAAGATGTTTCCAGGTGTTAGATTTGTGGGAGCGGATGAACACACGCGGACATTCATCGAAATGGTGATTGAATTAAACCACACATATGACACTCTTTATCTTGTGGCAGGCTCCGACCGCATACCAGAATATAAAAAGTTACTTGATAAATATAACGGGAAAGATTTTAATTACAAGAAAATTGAAGTACTCTCGGCAGGTGAGCGCGATCCGGATTCAGATGATGCTTCCGGTATGAGTGCTACTAAAATGCGTGAATATGCCAAGAACAATGATATATCTAATTTTAGAAAAGGATTACCCGAAACAGTGCAATCTCAAGCGGCGCATATTATCGCCGATGTTCGCTCTGGTATGGGATTATAATTATGCAGTTTAAAGAATTCATTAACCGCAATAAGAATGTAGCACAAGCATCCGTCGCCCGTCGTATTTCTTCTGCCATTCAGGTGACAGAAGAACGTAATGCATTCTATAACGGTGAATTGTTCAAAAAGTATGATTTGGTAGAATCAGATGGTAAACAGTATCGAATTATTGAACAATGCAGTAATTACTACCAAGTCGTTAATGAATCAGGTGAAGTTAGTCGTAAGTTTGCCAAGCAGTTAAACAAACTACCGTTTACTGATATACAGATAGAAAATAATCAATTCCATGGTTACAAGATAGTAACCGAGGAAGCACAAAAGTATTTTGCTAAGACATTCTTTGTCGAAGCTATTGATAATGACGATGTTGGAATCCTTAAAACAATAAAAGAACTAGATGAATCTATGTCAAATCAATACCAAAACAAAGACAAACTAACAGTAGCTAAAATCATCGCGGATACACTTGGTGTAAAACACGATGCTATTTCAAGCCCGGATAATCTAGTTAATCAGGCAATTGCAAAGGCAAAGAAGGATTCCGTTCTGATGAAGAACAAAGAACTCATTGCCAATATGATTGAAATTGCACGTGAAGTTGGCATTAAAGTGTCGGATAAGACATTTACCGTTACAGAGGAAACGAAGTTCAAGGCTGGCGATAAGATTAAATCAATTTACGGAACACATCACACAGTAGCGGTCCATGATCACACTGGTCAGGTTACAATGACGGATGGTAAAGTATTTCACCCAACAAAGGTTAAGTTGGCTGAATCTCTGGACGAGGGTCTTGATAGTCAACAAATCGAGATTAAAGCAAAAGAACTCGCCAAAGGTGGTCCAATTACACGTGGCCATCGCGCTGCTGCACGTCGACACTTACGTCATTTGGTTGGTGATCGTAATATTAAAGAATCTGAAGATTTAGATGAGTCGGATGTGGTCCGTCCTGGGCCAAATGGTAAGACAATGATCAGTGCCGAGAAACTATTATCCAAGGCTCGTGAATTTGCAATTGCAGATGGCGGGAAACAAAAGAATGGCAAGGTTCTAGTCACACCAGAGCACAAGGCCAAGGCACGAGCTCATATCCTGAGTCAGAATGAGTCAACTCATAACGAACACACATCTAAACACAAGCCGCACAAATCCGTCGACTGTAGTGAAATCTTAAAGTATCTGACTTCTGCTTATCGTGAAATCACTCAGGATGTTGATAATGGTATCTCTGCGGATGGTAAGCACACAATCCAGATGATGTATAATAGCTGGCGCTATGATCTAATGAATGATGATTTTGCAGAATTTGAGAAATCATATGACCGTTGGGCTGCTAAGCATGTTGATGCATTTGATTATTTTGTGGACATTGTATTTGAAAAGGCTAAACTAGGACACCATGGGACATACGAGCAATTCTTAAAGGTATGTGAATCCGTCGAAAATAATGCCGAACCTTTAGAAGAACTTTCTATCCCAACGCTGAAGACATACTCACAGTTGGCAAAGAAAGATGCTAGTAAACTAGTTGCTTCCGCCGGGAAGACAAAGAATATTGATAATGCGCACGCTAAACTGGATAAAGCCGGGAAGCGTCTTGACGGCGCCAAATTGGCAGATAAAAAGGCTTTCGCAAAAGACTGGAAGCACCGCACAGGGCAGAATGAGGATGTCTCGTTCTCGACATTCTTAAATGCTGAATAATTTAGATGCAGAAACCATAATTCTAGCAATAGCAAGCCTACTAATGGTGGGCATGCTCGTATATTGGCACTTTGATTCAAAGACATCGATTGATATTCGTAGCGCCTTCACCAAAAATGGTGAGTTTTCTCTAATGAAATTTGGCCAGCTAATAGCACTGGCAGTTTCTACTTGGATTATCATTTACCAGACAAGAAATAATCAGTTGACAGACTGGCTCTTCACCGGTTATATGATTGCTTGGAGTGGCGCAAATCTAATTCAAAATTACATGAATCGCGGTTCTACACCACCTTATGGTGGAAGTTCATATAGTGGATCAAACTATAATCCATCGGCTTATAATTCTGGTCCAACGTATATTCCACCAACGATGAATCAGCAGGATGAACCACCGCTAACACCGGCTGAAACAGAAGTCAAGAAACCTTTGGACTTTAGATCACTCCGCAAAAACCGCTAAATACTTCTTTACGGAGCATAATCATGGCACTTATTTTTACAACAAAAGGTGAAATTGAGGAATCTCTTTTGGTTAAAACCGAAGGTGGATACGAAAATGAAACAGAAATCCAAAAGTGGCAAGAATGGCACTTGGATGGGGAATTGGTTAAACGAGATGTACAGTTGCACTTGAAGCAAGGTATTTTTGGTTTACCAGAAGCAGCAACACTTTAATAAAGAGGATATCACATGGCCAATACGCAAAGCATGGCAACATCATTCAAGCAAGACCTACTAAATGGTCTGCACGCATTCGGTACATCTGTAGTTCGTGGTTCTACAACCGCCGATACATTTAAGGCAGCACTTTACTTACAGTCTGCTACTGTTAATGCGTCTACTACAGCTTACTCAGCGACGGGTGAAGTATCCGGTACCGGCTATACTGCTGGTGGTGTTGCAGTTACATTTGGTGTAGCTCCAACCACATCTGGTACAACAGCATTTGTTACACCAAGTGCTTCTATTGTTTACTCTGGTGTCACACTTTCTACTCTGTTTGACGCTGTTTTGATCTATAACAACACAGCTACTGGTAAGAATGCAGTATCTGTTCACACATTCACAGCACAAACGATTACAGCTGGAACATTGACATTGACCATGCCAACTAACGACAGCACAAATGCGCTGATCCGTCTAGCCTAAGGATTTTAAATGACGAAGATAGTCGCAGATCGCGTACTAGAAACGTCAACCACAACAGGTACTGGTGCGCTTACTTTGGCAGGCGCAGTCAGTGGGTTTCGAGCATTTTCATCAGTCTGCGCAAACGGTGATACATTCGAGTATTACATTGAAGCGGTCGATGCTAGTGGTATACCTACAGGTTCGTGGGAAACGGGTCTTGGTTCTTGGAGTACCGGTGGTACTCTAAATCGCGGCACCGTGTATGCTAGCTCTAATTCAAATGCTCTAGTGTCTTTTGCTGCTGGTACAAAACGTGTCGGATTGACTCTCTTGTCAAAATCAGTAGACATCATCAATCCTTTTCTCTTAATGGGTGCTTAAATGGCTTTAACGTATAAGGTACTGGGCCAAGTAAATCCAGCAGCAACAACAGATACAACTTTATATACTGTTCCGGCGGCCACTCAAGCCGTATTGAGTACAATCAATGTCTGTAATCAGGCTAATGCCACGGCAACATTCAGAATTGCCGTAAGACCAGCAGGTGCATCTTTAGTAGCTGCACATTATATTGCATACGATGTTACTCTAAATGCATATGATAGTATTGCACTGACTATTGGAATAACACTTTCTACAACCGATGTAATCACTGTCCGCTCAAGCACATCTACAGTTTCATTTAATGCCTTTGGTAATGAGGTGTCTTAATGACCGTTGGTTCAATAGCGAACAAAAAGGCTGGTAATAAGAATTACGGTTTTCTGCCAGTTACACAGGTTGTATCTGGCACAGGTGATCCATATTGGAATAATACATCATTACTTTTATTGGGTAATGGTGCAAATGGTGGCACTAATAGTTCATATATTGATAGCAGTACAAATAATTATACAATAACACAAGTTGGTACTGCTATTCAAGGTTCAGTTGGGCCTGTATATGGTACAACCGCGTCTATATATGTCAATTCTGGTGGTGTTGATATACCTATGAATGCAGTAGGGCTTCAGGTCGGGGCAGGTGATTTTACGGCAGAAGCGTGGGTCAATCCTGCTAGTACATCTAATATGGTTGTCATTGGCGGCCAGGGGGATTATGCCACTAACGCTGGTATGTCATGGTCTTTATATATTGGTACATCAGGTACTTGCCAGATAAATGTTGGCGCGACACTGTATACAGTTACGGGCCCGGTAGCGCCAGCAAATACCTGGAGTCATGTTGCATTTGTCCGCAGTGGTTCAAATATATTAACATTTTTAAATGGTGTTCAAGTAGGAACTACTGCAGTTTCTGGTACTGTTAATAATGGTACTGCAACATATAATGCAGAAATAGGTACATATAAAAATGGGACAAATGCTGTATCACAATTCATTGGATACATATCAAACGTCCGTGTGATTAAGGGTGTAGCTTTATATACAACAACATTTACTCCACCTGTAGGGCCACTTACGGCTGTTGCTAATACTTCATTGTTACTAAATTTTAATAATGCACAAGTTATTGATTCAAGAGCACTTCAAAATATTGGCATTGTCGGTAACGCCAAACTTTCAACATCATCACCGAAATACGGCGTAGCAAGTTTGTATTTTGATGGGACAGTTGGATATGCGGTGATGTCAACTTCGAGTCAACTACAATTTGGTACAGGTGATTTTACCATTGAGTTTTGGTATAATCACTCTTCACGTGTTAGTACATACCCATCGTTATTTTGTAATTATAATGTCGCCGGTGCTGGTGGCATCGGTATCTTTGCTGGACATAGTACAAATCCCACAAAATATTCTGTTTATTTCAATAATTCAACACTGTTATTAAGTACATCCACATTATCTAGTGGATGGATACATATTGCAGTTGTTAAATTTGGTGGCAATGCATATCTCTATATTAATGGTATTCAGGAAGCATCTAGTTCTGTCTCTGGTACACTTAATGGGGTAGGTTCTAATACATATATAGGAATAGCTGGTGACGCACTTAATAGTACAACTGTAATTAATGGCTATATTGACGATTTCCGTGTAACTAAAGGTATTGCTCGTTACACAAGTAATTTTCAAGTACCACAGACAGAATTACCAGCTTATTACTCGTCGCTTAATTATGACCCCAACTGGAGTAATACAAATCTTCTATTGCACGGTGATGGTTCTAATGCAGCAACTAATAGTACATTTTTAGATAGCAGCACAAATAACGCTACTATTACTGCAACTGGTACACCAACTCAGGGTTCTTACAGCCCATTCCCACTATCTACCGGTAATGCATATTCTAAAATTATTAACGGCGGAAGTATGTATTTTGATGGTGGTTCAATGGTTAGTTTACCAGGAACTTACTCTCCAACTTCTATAGGTGCTGGTGATTTTACATTTGAGTGTTGGGTAAAACCAGATGCAGTTCCAGGGACTCTTTACTGGGTATATGGTGCTCGTGGCGGCGCTTCTGATAACACAAGTCCATATTTGGTTATTACTAGCACTGGCTATTCATTTGGTACTGATGGAACTAATATTCTCGTATCATCTGGTGCGCCTTCTACTTCGTCGTGGACACATATTGCTGTAGTAAGAATAGGATCGGGTACGAATAACTGCAAAATGTACATCAACGGTACGATGGCAGTACAAGCAACAAATACATTCAATTTTACGAGTACAATTGGTCCAAGTATAGGTAAGGCTAATGGTGCCACACCATATTACTTTAGTGGATATATCTCAAATGTACGCTTGGTTGTTGGTACTGGAATTTATACTACGAATTTTACAACACCAACCGCACCATTAAATGCAGTAACAAATACCCAATTATTACTATTGGGTACAAATGCAGCTATTTATGATAATGCAGCAAAATCAAATTTAGTTGTTCTTGGTAATTCTGCCACAATGGTATCGGTCAATAAATTTGGTGGAAGTTCTCTATTCTTTGATGGAACTGGGGATTATCTAATACCATATAATAACTCAGCTTTCACATTAGGTGCGGGTGATTGGACAATTGAATGTTGGATTTATTTGAACTCTGTTGGCTCACAGATGACAATCTATGATGGAAGACCTGGTTCAAATGGTGTATATCCTTATCTTTATGTTGCAGCATCTGGCGCAGTGTCTTATCTGACAAGTAGCACAGTTCGACTTGGCTCAACTACAGCATTAAGTGCTAGCACCTGGTATCATATTGCTCTTTGTAAAGTCTCTGGCATAACAACTATGTACATAAATGGAACTAATGCTACAGGTAGTTCTTATACAGATGTGAATACATATTTGGCACCATCTGCAGGTTATCCTCGTATTGGTGCAGATATGACAGCAGCAACAGGTTTTAACGGATATATTGACGATTTTAGAATTACTGTTGGACTAGCTCGTTACACTGCAGCTTTTGTCCCACCGTTAACTGCTTTCCCAGATAGGTAAGATATGCTAGGTAGTCGCGCATTTGGTTCGACTCCGCTTGGTACGGAAATTCCAACTTCCGGACCTGCAGTATCAGACTCGAATTTTTCCAATGTTAGTTTATTGCTACACATGGATGGGGCAGGTGGTTCTACTACATTTACAGATAGTAGTTCTTCCCCTAAAACTGTTACACCAACAGCTACAACTCTTAGTACAGCACAAACAAAATTTGGAACTGCAGCTGCCAGTTTCAATGGTACTACATCTGTATTAACTGTTCCTAATAATGTTGCATTTATCCCTTCTGCAGATTTTACAGCAGAAGCATGGATTTACCCAAATGCAACAATATCTACAACACAAATTATAGTTGGTGTTTGGGGTGCGTCCGGACAACTTGCTTGGAATCTATGCGTTTCTGTGACTAATTCTCTGGTCGCTGAATCTTCGACGTCCGGTGTTTATCAGGCACCTAGAGATATTATTTCGGCAAATAATGTCATAACACCAAATACATGGAACCATGTAGCATTAACAAGATCTGGTAATACCTGGACAATTTGGGCTAATGGTGTATCAGTTGGCACATCATCACTTTCTGGAAGTCTTTGGTCATCAACTGCTGCATTGACAATTGGTGCCGCAAATAATTCCGCGCAATATTTTAATGGTTATATTGATGATGTCCGTATGACTACGGGTGTTGCAAGATATTCTAGTAATTTCACTACTGTAACGCAGGCATTTCCAGATAGTAATTCATCACCAGATATAACACTAGGTATTTCTGGGGTTCAGTCTTCTACTGCTATTAATAGTATTTCGACTACGGCTACAGTCAGTAATTCTCTAACAGGTGTTGGTGGAACTACTTTTATTAACAATGTCGGCACCGTTTCTGTTGTTTCTTTAGGAATTACCGGCACAGTTAGTTCATTAACAGCTGGGGTTGTAGGTAATACAAGTTCTGTTTCAATCGGTATTACAGGTATTCAATCTGTAACAGCGGTTGGGATTGAAACTGCTGCTATTAGTTATGGACTTTCTGGGGTTGAAAGCGCAACATCAGTAGGAAATACCCAAGTCGTTGGTGCACCGTTTGGTACACTGCTGATGTGGAAGTTCTTTACTACGAATGCTTCTCCAGATTTAACACTTGGTATTACGGGTGTTTCTGCATCACCAGCCATTAATACTGTAGTAGTGGGCTACAATTTAGGTTTAACTGGTAATCAAGCAAACTCAGCAATTAACAGTATTACGAGTATTAATAGTATTTCCATTGGAATTACTGGTAATGTAATTACTAGCGGTATTGGCTCAGTAACAACATCTGCTACGTCAACAACCGCAGTAACCGGTAACTCTACTACTTCTGCTACTGGAACAGTGACGGCTGCTTCTGGTAATAGCGTCGCAATTTCTGGTATTACTTTAACCGCCGGAACTGGTAGTCTAACAACCTCGGCGATCACTTCAAGTGGTCTAACTGGTGTATTATCAACAGCTTCTATTGGAACAGCTCTAACCACAGAGGATGATGTTTCTAGTCTGACCGGAGTATCTTTAACCGGCTCTGCGGGTTCGGTTGGCTTTACTGTCGGTGTTAATATCACACTAGGTGGTAATTCAAGCCTAGTTTCTATAGGAACTCTGGTTAACTCTGCTACTGCAACTCGTTCTATCACAGGTGTTGCACTAAACACTTCTACTGGAACAGTAACCGCGGCAAATTCTCTGGTCATAGGTTTAACTGGTAATGCAGCCGGATCAGCTTCTGGATTTGTCACTTCTAGTTCTGCTATTTCCCTATCTCTATCTGGAAATACAGCTAGTGGAACAGTTGGGAAACCATATCCAGAAAAACCAGTATCGGTATCAGGTAATACAGCTAGTGGAACAGTTGGAAATATACAAAAGGCACTAGAAGTAAGAATTGGTCTTGGTGGTGTTACTGCTTCTGGCTTTGCTGCTCTAATGCACGGTTTGATTAATTTCAAACCACACAATATAGTAGTTGATAGTTATACAAATACATATATCTCGCCAACTGTTACAAATACAGGAAAATTCAGTGTAGAAACGGCCGCAGCTAGAGTGAATTTATCCAATCCTAACGGCACTAAATATACAAAACACGCACAGATAAGTGAAGACCCAGTGACGTCTTTCAAAGTTGAGGAAACAGTGTGATTCAAGAACTCCAATCAGCCAGAATTGATTTATACATAGATCAAGGTGATACTTACTACAAACCCTTTACAATTAAGGACGACTCTGGTGCTGTCCTAGATTTATCAGGTTATACAGTAGAAGCTGTCATGAAAAGATACTTCAATACCAAAACTGATTATAACTTAGTGGCATCTGTAGTTGACGCGCCGACCGGTAAAATTGCACTAAGTATGACTGAAATGGCTAGCCGTGCATTGTTAAATGATCGCTATGTTTATTCTGTGAAATTAAGAAATAGTACAGTAGCTGTCAAGATTATTGAAGGTCAAGTTCTTGTAACAAATACAACGATTGCACCTGTTACTCTTAACTTAGGTATTACTGGTAATCAATCAGTAGGAACCGGAGCATAACGGATGTCAGATAATATTCCAATTCCTAATACGTCGTCTAATGCTGCGACGGATGACATAGGTGGTGTACACTATCAACGGATCAAGTTGATTTATGGTGATGATGGGATTTCAGCCGGAGATGTCTCCGCGGGTAATCCATTACCAACTTACGAGCAGGGTGTAAATATCATAAATCTCTTAAGAGGTTTAAATCACCCAATCTGGGAAGAAGCAAGCACTGGCAGATTACGTGTTGTTTTGGATGCAACTGGTGGTGCCCAGACTCTGGGTACGGTCACAACTGTTACTACGGTAACCACTGTCACAACCGTTTCAACTGTCACAAACCAGGCCCAGCTGGGTGGTGTAGCAACCAACTCGATGGTTTACGATAATATGCACATGGCCTGGGCAAGTTCAGTCCGCCGTGCAGTCACTTGAATTCGGAGATATAGATGGCAACGACATTAAACTTTAAAGACTTTTATGATCTTCCAATGTGGAGACCAGAAGCTCCTGCACTTGCTAACACTGCTGCTGGATCTTCTCTAGCATGGGATAATAGAAATAACGTAAACGGAACTCCGTACATTTATTATCTACGTAGTGCAACAGCATTTGATGCATTCAACCCACTAACTGGTGATTGGATGGCACTTGCTTCTCCTGCACTCGCGGGCACATTTGGAGCAGGCGCCGGAGCAATCGCAATGCCAAGCCAAGGTCCACGCGGAACACTTGCAGCTGGTGGCACCACTACAAAGATTATTCTATCAACTGCACTTCCTGCTGCCGTTGGTGTCAACCAACTTGCAAACCGTGGTGACGGTGTTGGCTTTAAGATTCGTATCATCACCAATGCAACAGGTTCAGCTGGTAAGATTGAAGAGCGTACAATTGTCGCTAATACCGCGGGTACTACCCCGACTATCTGGTTAGATGCTGCACTTTCTGCAGCACCAATTCTGAACGATGGTTATGAAATTCGTTCGGGACGTATTTTCCTATTATCAGCAGGCGTTCTTGCAGCTGGTGCTTGGAAGTATTATGATATCGCAACAAATAGCTATTCTGGTAGCTTATCAATCACTAACTTACCGGCGACTGTAGGTACTGATACTAACTTTGTGGCGTTGTCTGAAAGCTACGTCCCGAACTCACGTTCACCCGGTGAAGGTTTTGTTACTGGTTCGGGTACATATGACGGTGGTAAAATGTGTATTGTAGCAACTGCGTCATCAGCAACTACAATCACAGGTTCAGGTATGTTTACTGACCTACAAGCAAACGAATACACTAATTTCCAGGTTCGTATTGTTGAAGATACAACTAACCCAACATCCGTAAACCAGCGTCGTCGTATTTCTTCTCATACGGCTGGTGCAACCGGTGTGTTCACTGTGCCTACGTGGACAGTTACTCCGTCAGCAACTGCTAAATTTGTCATTGAAAACGATGATGACAAGATTCTAGCACGCTCAACTGCTACCACCTCAGTCTATACCTATAACATCACAGCAAACACTTGGGATACCACTACGTTTGCTGCTGGTACAGCTCACGGTGCTGGCATTATTTTTGAGCAATCTTTCGGTATTGATCGTGATATCGGTTCTAATGCTCGCCACAGTCATCTATTCTGCTTCTTAGGCGGTGCTTCTGCCAACGTCGATGTACTTGATATTGCAGGTAGTGCAACAGGTACTTGGTCAGCTAACATTGCATATGCAAACAAGAACCAGACATTTACGACAGGTACAAGTGGTGCTTATGATCCCGCTACTTTGGGTGGTAAGTATCTACATATTTGTATTAACGGAACGCAGCGTATGGCCCGTTTCGATATGAAAAACCGTGTATTGGAAACTAGTGCATACTTACGTTTCCCACAAGGTGCGGCGCTAGTTGGTCAGAAACTAGCAAACGGTCTGTTTATTGATGGCTCCACGAAGTCGAATTTCGTGTATCAGCTAACCAATACACAGGCTCAAATGTTTAGTATGGTCGTCCAAAGATAATATAAATACAGATATAACCTCTTTTTAACAAGGAACTTTTAATATGAATTCAGCACAATCTCAAGACAAAGCAAGCGCATCCGTGACCCGTGGCGCAAATCAGATGAATGCCATGGAAGCACACGGTCGCTATACTGTGACTTGTATTGGCAAAAATGGTAAGAAAAAGTGGACCGAGGAATTTGACAATCTAGTTACTACCCAAGGCAAGAATTTCTTGCTGGATTGGGGTCTAGCAGGTACGGCCACTGCAGTTGCAGTTCGTATGTCATTTATTACTTCCGGAACCCCAGTTGTTGGTGATACATATGCTTCTCACGCGGGTTTCACGGAGCTAGGTTCTGGTGTTATTGCTGCACGTGGTACACCATCATTCTCTGCTGCTTCTGCTGGTGTTAAGCAAACAGCATCCGCTGTTTCTGCAGCCGTAATTGGTACAGGTACAGTTACCGGTGTTGCCATTAACGTGGCAACCGCCGCGGTTACAACTCTAGGTACAGTCGGTGATACAGCGCAAGGTTCAGCATTCTTGTATTCTGCCGGTTTGTTCGGTTCTTCAAAATCCGTATCTAACGGTGATACGCTAAACGTTACCTACTCTACTACATTGACCTAATAAGTGGGGACTTAGGTCCCTTGTCTTTGTAATTTGGAGTTTTAATGCCTTTTCAACACGCATATACGCAAACAATAGCCGACGGGACAGCAACGTCGGTTGTTCGTCCATCTGATTGGAACTCAGCTCACCAAGAAATTCAGTATATTTCTGGTAATACAGTTGGTGTGAGTTCGGCAACTGGAACAAACATTGTTTACCAAGGCGGTAATAACGTTACTCTGTCGGTCAACCAAGGCGCTAATGCTGCTACTATTGTAGTAAGTGGCGCTAATACAGTCGCCCAGTCGGTACAAACACAAGCCGCGGGTAATATTGCTGGTGTTGGTAGTACATTCGGAGGAACTAACATTTCTGGTTCTATGACAGTCAACAGCAACGGTGTTGCTTTGTCATTAAGTGCTGCAGCACCTGGCGGGGGAGCTGGTGTTACATTATCAGCATATGAACCAAATGCAAATGGACCGTTGACGTACACATCTATGGGTCAGAACAGTTTGTTTTTTGTTCCAATAAAACCATTGAACAACGTTCAAGGAACAGTCGTTAACGTTCTTGTTTCTGCTAACACCGCATCTTCTTCTGTTAGTCATGCTGTAAGTAGAACTTTATCTTATGGTCTTTATTCTCTTGGATCTGGGGCCAGTTCTACACAAATGGGTCAAGTGGCTACTAGTTCAATGGCTATTATTGGAAGTTTTTCTAGTAACTTAAGTGGTGGATATACGTTCTCTCAAGGTGCTAATAGCTCAACTTACTCAAGCGCGGGAACATTACTTGCATCGTCTTTATCGGGGCAAAAGATTTTCGGTCTTCCTTTTAACATGACTCTCAATGAAGGATCCGAGTATTACTTTGGTATGGCACAATCTACAGCATCTGTTGGTAACACTGGTGCACATGTAATGTCACACGGTTTTGTTCAACTTAACAGCTCAACAGCAGCAAGCACATGGGGGAGAATGGGTCCAACAGGTGCGACCGTTTCTAGTGGTACATTCTTCCCAAATTATGCGGGATTTGTGTACAGCACAACATCCGGGGCCTGGCCTGCCACTATTGGTTTGTCACAACGTTCAATTATTCCAGGTAACGCACGTTTATACCTAAACATTGATTCATAACTAAATACATTTTTAATGTAGGAAAGTGATGAATTGATGGAACCGCAAATCATTAGCAGTTATAGCGAAGGATCTCATAATGCGGATTTGAATGCGACAGTAAGTCGCTTAAAGAAGGATAGGCAGTATAAAGATCTATCCTGCATTCAAATCGTGCCCGCATTTGGATCTATTCCCACAAAAGCCGTAGCATCTTGGCTAAACCTCTACACTCCACCAAACGCAAAATTCGTAAGACTTTTTGGCGTTGGTATGGAAGTTGGACAAGCGTTTAGCAGTTGTATCGAGAGTATCTTAGCTCATCCCGAGCTCTCTCAATATAAATACATATTGACTCTTGAACACGATAACCTCCCACCACCAGATGGTATCGTAAAACTACTATCACAGATGGACGCACACCCTGAATTCGCATGTATTGGCGGTCTCTACTTCACGCAGGGGCCTGGAGGCGTCGCTCAAATCTGGGGTGATATAAAGGACCCAATTCCAAACTTCCGTCCACAATTACCCGACCCAAAAGGTGGTTTGGTGGAATGCTACGGTACTGGTATGGGATTTAACGTATTCCGCTTAGACATGTTTAAGGACGAACGTCTACGTCGCCCATGGTTTAAAACCGTCACTGAGGGTGGCGTTGGAACACAGGATTTGTATTTCTGGAGTGATGCTCGTAAGTACGGATATCGTTGTGCCATTGATTGTAGTGTTAAAGTTGGACATTATGATCTTGAAGGCAAGCGTGGCGGTATTCCTGATATGGTTTGGTAATGAAAAGGACTGATATGAAACTAGATTTAGGCTGTGGTGGAAAGAAAAAAGAAGGCTTTATTGGTGTTGACCAATATGCAATGGAAGGTGTTGACGTTGTCCTTAATATTGGAGAAGCTGAGTGGCCATGGGAAAACGATAGTGTTGATGAAATATACGCAAGTCACTTCCTTGAGCATTTGACGCCAAAACAGCGAATGCACTTTATGAACGAGGCATTTCGTGTTATGAAAGAGGGAGCCAAAGCGACTATTATTACTCCACATTGGGCGAGCAATCGTGCTTATGGGGACATGACACATGCGTGGCCACCCGTTGCAGAAATGTTCTACTACTATGTAAGTCAAGAGTGGCGTGATACTCAAGCACCGCATACTGATAAAAAGTGGAATCCGGATGGTATGAATTGTAACTTTGCAGCAACTTGGGGATATTCTTTCTCTCCAGAGTTGGCATCGCGAAGCCAAGATCACGTAAATTATGCACTTGCCAACTACAAAGAAGCGGCGCAAGATATGTATGCTACCTTGTCAAAACCGATTACAAAAACTGATTAATAAATGACCATAGCGTTTCAGTTAGATTCGTTCCAAAATGATGCCTTTGAGACATTTACCTCAGCGGGCACGGTTTTCAACGACTCAATTTCTGAAACGCTGGCGACTAGCACAGCTGAATCTGCTAGTGCTATATTCAGTCCCTCGTTAACAGAAACCAGTGTAGCTACCGCGGATAATCCAAGTTCTGTTGCAACTTGGGCACCAAGTTTAGCCGAAACCACGGTCACTAGTACCAGTGAAACCGGCGCAGCAATAAGACCGGTTACATTTAGTGAAACTTCGGCAGCTGCTACTGAAACTGAAACAACTGTTGCAACATTTGTTGTTTCTTTAAGTGAAGCATCCGTCACTGCTACTGATGCACAGTCTTATCCAGCTGGTACGGTCTTTAATGATGGTACAGCGGATTCTACTTCTACTTCTACGTCTGAGTCTACTTCTCAGACTTTTGCAGTTACGTTTAGTGAAACTGCAATTGCAAGTAGTGAAACAAGCTCTGGTGCTGATTTCACATCTGTTTCTATCAATGAAACAGCGGCCACTTCGTCCGCTGAATCTACTACTTGGAATCTGAGTGGTTCTGTAACAGAACCTGCTATAGCATCAAGTTCTACGGAAACTGGAGCAGCAGTTCGACCAGTTTCTTTAGCAGAAATATCTATTGCTGCTTCAGATTCTCCAACTGTACTTGCAGTTTATAATCCGGCGGTTGCAGAGTCGGCAGTTGGAACCGCAGATACACCCGTAGGTGCTGCTGTTCGACCAGTTTCTTTAGTTGAAACATCGATTGCGACTACTGATGCAGAATCTGCTACTCAAACCCAACCAGTCACGCATGCCGAAGCCACGGTTTCCACTACAAGCTCAGAATCCGGTGTACAAGTTCTTGGTGCATCACTAACAGAAACATCGGTCGGAACTTCTGAAAGTTCCACGGTTGCCGCGAGCACATGGGTAGCTTCTGTATCTGATAGCACGGCTACAAGTGATACACCAGCAGCTGTTGGTGGGACTCAGTCTGGAAGCGTCTCAGAAACTGCGGCTACAAGTACATCGGAGTCTGCAACTTGGATTGCAGGAAGTACACTAGCGGAAACCACTTCTACAAGTACATCGGAAACAGTTTCAGCTAGCACTTGGGTGGCTTCTGTATCTGATAGCACTGCTACAAGTACAGCAGAGAGTAATGGTGCTCTTTTAAGTGGAACGGTTGATGAAACTACTACCACTTCTTCTACCGAGTCTGTATCCCAGATTCTAGGTAGCAGTCTAAGTGAAACAGTATCTACTTCTACAACAGAAACAGCTACACAAACTCAAACAGCATTATTAGCTGAAGCCGGAATTGCTGTAAGTGCTGTAGAATCTGGCGCGAACACAACAGCTGTCTCTTTGACTGAAACAAGTGTCTCCGTATCCGAATCTGCCACTTCTGGTAATCTATTAGTTGCTACACTAAGTGAAACTGGAACATCAACCGATTCTAATACAGCTGCCGCCACATTCCCTGTTTCACTATCTGAAACAGCGGTTACCACATCCGATTCTGAATCTGCTATATGGAGTGGAACTGCTACAGTTGTAGAAACGTCTGTATCTACTAGCTCGGCTGAAATTAGTGCTCAAGTCATTAATGTTTCTGTTAATGAAACAAGTTCCCTAAATGATGTTATTGTAGTATCAACTGCTACATATGTAGCAGATTCTGCAGGTGTTTCGGAAGCGATCACGGTTAATGTCATATATAACGGTGTTGTTTCTGATGTAAATAGTTCTAGTGCATCCCAAACAGGAACAGTTTCCGGTGTAGCTACTATAGGACGCGCAACACTAGAACGCAGAATTGACACTAACATGCTAACTCAAAACACAGCAGGAACGATTAATATCTTTATGCGTTCCAATACAGATCACATCAGTGCAGTAACTGGTATCACACCTACTATTCAAATCAGTAAGGCTGGCGGAGCATTTACCAATGTTACTCGAACAATTACTCCACTTGGTAATGGTGTATATTCTATGCAATTAACATCGGCAGATACGGATACCGTAGGTGAACTGATGATTCTCGCAACTGATGCGGCCTGCGATAACTCGCTAATTGTAGCTAGTGTGACACCGATTAATACGATGATCCACGAAATGTATGACTTGTTGGGACTTGATCCAACTAAACCACTTCTAGTTACTGGAACTAGCCGTGTAGCTGGTGCCATTACCCAGTCTATTACGACAGATGCAACACAAACTTTGGTGACACGTGTTTGATCATAAAAACTTTGCATTAAATGGTCTTTTCCCGGGGCTTGTGACTACTAGATCAGTCGCTAATCTAGGGCATTTTGAGATTGAAGTCACCATTACCTCTACTGGGGGTGGCGGGGCCATATTTCCGCTGGGGAATAAAAGTAATAAATATAAGGTAAGGATACGCGTTACCCGTAATGGTAAAACGTGGGAGTATGAATCAGAGGTGGGTTCGACTATGGCAAAGGTTATTGCCAAAGTTATGAAAACAAAAATAGCAGAACCTTCCGTTTCATACACAGGTATATCGATGGCAGAGAGTAGAGAACCACAAATTAAGGTTACTACTAAACATTAAGGTTGCTACTAAACATGTCAGTTGCAAAAATTAAATTAGATGAAAAGACAACGCTGGAATTCGGTGTTTCTATTACTGGTGCAGACGGAAAGCCAGAAGCTCGCTTTGTTATTGACGGAAACGACTTCTCTGTTAGTTTTCCTTGCAAGCCAACAAATGAGGGTGTTGAAGTAGAAATCCAAGGATTAAAGGATATTTTCAAGGCGGGTCAATATGATGCACGTCTCGAGATTGTTTTGGAAAACAAAATCTATACTCCACTGATCGACAAGATTGAGTTTGAGCCTACTATCGAAATTCAAACTCAGACTAAACCAGTTGTTCCTGTAAAGGAGTCCATTAAAGTAGCGAAGATAACGGTTAAAAAACCCGAACTCAATGAAAATGAGTTGCGTAAAACGCAAGCAGCTACAATTATTGCTAATGCTTTAAACTATAAGCCAGCGCTGGCGGAAACCCCAACAGAAACTATTAATAGAGCATTACAACGAAGCGGCCCAATGACAAGTGAGCAAGCCGATACTATCGGTGAAATGCTTAAGTTGGCCGAGGAAGTTGGTATTGTTTACAGTAAAGATATTAATCTTGTTATCATTTCAGAAGAAGTTGAAGAACCAGTCGTAACTATTGATGATGATGGTTATTCTGATGAGCAGTTGGATGAAATCGTTGAAAGTTATAATAGTTTTGTTGATCTATCCCCGGCTTATGAACCACATGAGTTTGGACTAACACTTCAGGAATCTGAGCTATCATATGCTGATCAATTAACAATGCATTTGATTAACGGTGGTAAATTGTTAGAATCTTCCAGTAAAGCCAAACTAAATGCACGAGCACATGCTCTGGCAACACGTGAAATTAAACGTGATATTGCAAAGAAACCATTAAACACACTATCTACTGCAGAACGCAAGCATTTGGATGATATTATGTCTCGTAAAGGGAATGTTGTGAATAGATTAGCCATGAAAATGGTGGGACATATTAAGCAAATCGAAAAGGCAAGTAAATGATTAAATTCTCAGAACTGACAAATGTAAAGCCAACTAGCATCTCTCTAGATGAAAGTAAGCGTGTAGAGATTGATAAAAAAGAATACGACACTATTCACGCACAACACCACTCGGCCAAAGCTAATAATCGTACTGGTAAGTATGCCGCAGCTAATTATGTTTATATCGATAAAGAACACGGTAGAACAGGTAGTGAAGATCGCGGTGGTGTTGTAAGTCAGACATATTCACATGATGTCCATAAACTACCTACAATAGAAAAGGCGGGTGCTAAACATTACAAATATGTTAATGAAGCATTTTATGTTGATGGCGATGAGAATGAAACCACAAAAGACCAACGTAAGGTATACGACACACAAACCAAGGCATTCAAAAAAGATGCCAAAGAGAATGCAGCACAGAAGGCCGTGAGTGAAGCAACTAAACCAATGTCAGATGAAGAAAAGAAGAAACCCTTTAACTATGCAGAGTGGAAAGCAAGCTCCGTTAAGCCTCGTGCTCTTCCTGGTTGGGGTAAGAAAGGCCCTATCACTAAAATGGTAGCATCAATGAAAAATGTAAAAGAATCTGAAGAACTCGATGAAGGAAAAGATGTGCAATTAAATCATAAAGTTGGTGATACTGTTTGGGCAAAGACCCAACATGCTTGGTCCACTAAGACTGGTAAAGTGACTAAGATTGGTCGTACACACACAACGATTACCCACAAGGATGGATCATCGGGAACATATCCACACAAGGATGTTTCATTGGATTACCCACATAAAAATCCGTATCACGAAAGCGAAGAAATGACAAAAGTATCATTCAAAGAATTCATCAATGAAGGTTTGGCATCTAAAATTGCTAACAAAATTATGGGAGTAGCTCCGACTAAACCAAAATATAAAGTTGGACAGAAGGTTTCCTACGAGATGCATCCACCACAAGAAGGTGGTAGTGGAACCGGTCATATCGAATCTTACAAAAATGGTCATTATCTAGTTAATGGAAAACCAATAAATCACCACGAAATAAAAAAGGTTCATGAATCAGAAGATCTAGGTGAATCTGCTCGTATGGCACCAGGCAAAAAAGTTTGGACTTCACACACAGATAGTCCAAAACAAGGTAGTATTGTTGGTAAAGATACAGACAATAAAAATCACTATATAGTGAAACATAGTGATGGTGAACACTCAGTACATCAAGATCACATTCATTTCTCTAAGGAACATGCACAACATATTGTAGAGGGAACAGAAATGCAAGAATCATCTCCATTTGACTGGAAGGGTAAAGCATCCATCTTCACTAAGAAGGATGATACAGTATCAACAGAAACAGGTACTAAACACAAAGGAACATATGGTTCTGATGACCATAAGGTCAAAGGTGATGGCTCGGCGCCGGTGAAACGTGGCCGTGGTCGTCCAGCTGGTTCTTATAATGGTGAGTATAAGAAGCGTGATCCAGCAGGAAAAGCTGCTTCGGCTGCTAAGGCGATGGCATCTAAGGCAGAGGGTCTGAAAATTCGTGGTGAGTATAAGCAAGCAATGAATGATGCAATCAAAAAGCGCCAGGCAGAGCTGCACGCAAAAACCGCTAAATAATATATCTTCTTAAAGGAAAAACAAATGGCACTATGGAACAATCTAGATACAGTAGCAGGTAAGCCAAAGTCACTGGGTCATGGACAAATTCAATCTATCACATTCACTGGTACAGGTACCGGTTATACTAACGGCGCATCGTTCACTATCTCTGCTCCTCCAGCAGGTGGTGTTCAAGCCGTTGCAACGGCTGTTGTAGTTGGTGGAGCTGTTACAGGCTTTACAATTACAAACCCTGGTATGGGTTATACTTCCGCACCTACAGTCACTCTAGGTGGTGGTTCGGGACAGACTTTTGGCTCTGTTATCTACGGTAAGGCAAAGGTCGCTGGTATTACACAAACTGGTATCACAGATACAGTTGTATTCCTGGACCGTACAGAAGCTCAAGTCGCACAAAACCGCGCAAAGGGTTTGAAGCTACCAGGTTGGAACCGTTATATGGAGTATGTTGACAATACAGGTGCTACTCGTTATAAGGTAGAAAACTTGGTTGCAATGAGTGTTCTACCAGCAACGTCTGGTGACTTGGAAGACGCTGTTGCTGTTGATGCTACATTTACAGTGACAACACAACCTACTAACCAGTCTACAGTTACTGGTGCTGCTACCTTCACAGTGGCAGCAACAGGTGCAACTTCTTACCAATGGCAAGTTCGTGCAGCTACGGGTGGTCAGTATGTTAACATTGTCAACGGCGCGCAAACAATCGGTTCTGCAGCAGGCGCAACCACAGCTTCTCTGGCTCTGACCGGTCAAACCGCCGGTGCAACAGGTCAGAAATACCGTTGCCAAATTTTCAACACAACTTCTGGTTCTGCTGTAACTTCTACTGCCGCTACACTGACATTCGGTACCTAATCTTTAATTTGTTCCTTTCGTTATGATACATAATGACAATGAGTATATGACTAGAGCTATGCACGCGTATGATAATATACAGTGCATAGCATTAGATGAATTCAAGGAAGACTTGTTTCGTATAGTCACAATCAAAAAGTGCATAACGAAGTATCAGCAAGGTGAGGAGTTGAATGTCAGATTATTACTGAACAATTTTATTGTTCTGTTTAATGTATTTGGCCCAACTACATTTGAGCTACTGAAGTATAAATTAGATAAGAGTCAATATCCTGTAGCGTTTGCTTTTCTAGTAAAGATAAATCAATTACCCGACGAGGAAGCGGTCTTACTAGATCAGACAGTGGTACAACAACTAAGAGAAATATGAAGATTTTAGACAATCTAATCGCGCTTCGTATCATGTGGATATTGATAACTCCATTTGAAAAGACCGATGCATTTAAATTAGGTCTAATTGATGGTGAAGGAAACTTTATTCGGAAAGCAAAGACTTCTGAAGAAAAGAATGCTACGTCGATGCTGCACCGATTGGTGTGGCGGATCAAAAAGTTTATCAATATGGTACCAGGTGGAAGTACGCGCATTGGTTCTATGGTTGCCGCGTATGCTCTGGTCCGTGAGTGTGTTTTGGCAGATAACTATGAAGCAGATACGTTCATAATTCGTGAATCTGAAATAGAGTTATCTGAAGAAGAAAAGGAAATTGGTCTCTTCATCGAACAACTAGTTGAAGATGGAATAGCCAATGTTACAGGTGCCGCGGTCAGTACTGATAAACCAGTAATAAAGAAACGTGCTAAAGGTACTTTCACAGTTAAGCGTGAAACCTTTGACAAGTTTAAAAGCGGTAAGACTAAATTCCGCCGTTGGGGTCATTATCTGAATCTGGACGATGATGTTGATCGCGCAGTATATCACTATGCCCGCAAAAATCCAAGAGGTATTCTTGTTCTTCAGGATGAAGAAGGTCGTAGCAAAGGTGTTCGCTATAGTAAACACGGTGGTGGCAACTGGCACAATATCAAACGTAAACCTCGTGATGTAGTTGAGTCATATATAGAGAATCAACTAACAGATTTAGAAGTAATTGATTTATAGGATTAATATGTTTGACTGGATTAACGGATCGATTGATCACATTATATTTGCGCTTATCACACCAGGTATAGTTATCGGCGCACTGATGATGTTTCTGCAAACTTTATTGCCTACTCCACTAATTCAATGGAAAATGCCACTACTTATTGGCGGTCTTTGTCTAGTTCTTTTCTTTACTTATGAGGCAGGCAGAAGTGAAGAGGTTGAGGATGTAGAACAAAAGAACAATGCAGTTCTAATTGAGTATTACCGAAACCAAGAAAAGAAGTATGTCTTAGTTGACAAAGTCATCACTAAGTATGTAGACAAGGTTAAAGTAGTTGAAAGAATTAAAGAGGTACCAGTAAATGTTTATGTCGACAAAATTGCAGACGAAAGGTGTGTAATAGATAGTAAGACATCTGATAACATTAGAACACTCTGGAATAATGCAGCTGACGGGCAACTACCTAATTAATTTACAATTAGAGAAATGCCATCTTGTTGCATTTCCTGGCGTTGTTTCTTTTTTACAATGGGGGCACGTGATATTCGGAACTTTTTTAATACTATCACTCATTTTAGTCTTAAAATGTTCCGTGATATAAGCGGTTGATTTATTTTTTTGTGCAGCACTCATTTTAGTCTTTTGTTTTTCTGTTCTTTTAGTCCCTAACAATAAAATACACTTCCATAAGTCTTCACTCATTTTTTGTTCGTGATTTCTATTCTTTTTCGCTTCTTTTAATTTATTTTTGTGTTCTTCAGTTAGTGGAATTCCTTTGATTGCACCATCGACACCATTTTCTGGTTTTAAATTTGCCCACAAAGATGATTCAACAATATTCATATTGTTGGATAGACTTAGTGCAGTTTTAGTTAGTTCATTTAAATCCGTAAATAAACAAAACCACAACGTTTCAACTTTGTGAATACCGTGTTTTCTAATATGTGGTAACCATCTTCTACCAGACCCATTGTATTTCAGAACATTTTTCTTTTTAGTTTGTCCTAAATACATTAACCCTGTTTCTGTGTGTCTTTTGATGTAAAGCCATGTAGGTTCAAAGATTTTATTTTCTTGTGTTAATAGCATAAGTATTCTCCCATACTATTATTTATAAAGATTGGATTTCAAGATGTCACTAAAGAAGCCGATGCTAAGTGTATTATTGACCCTACTACTAGTGACAATATCAGGTTGCTTTGGAACAATGCCATGCAAGGAAAACTTCCCGGAAGTACCAGCTCTACTGATGAAACAACCTCAGGAACTACAGAAACTCCCCGATAGTCAACTTACTCTATCGGTTATTACTGATACTGGTAAGGATAATAATGCAATTGCATTTGATATAAGAGAGCAGCTTAAAGCCCTACAAGACTGGATCAAGATACAACAGTCTAAGTGAGTTCCATTCATCAGGAACCACAGGAGTATTATAACAATCAAAATTTGAACACTGAAATAATATCCTATTATTTCCCAAAAATTATTTTGTTGTTATAATTGAGTCTATGATTGATATGTATAAACAACGCACCTATGCCTCAAGGGTTGGTGTGTATTTGAAAAACTTTAAGCAAAAAAAGGCTGAATTGTGGGAATTCTCACATTCTTGTGAGACCCAACACGGTCTTAAGGCACTAAAACGACGTGCATACATCTATAAGACACCCGATGGAAAGCAATTAAACGTCAAGTGTCAGCACTGTGGATATAGTAAGTCCCTTGCGGGATTTATTCGAGAGACCAGTGTTTCTCTATATGATGAATATCGCCTAGATGCGTATCGTGATCAACCCGAGCGTATCGAAACAAAACCCATAGAAGAACCAAAACCCGAGATTGATGTAAATCTCGTAGGTCTTACATGTGTTAAAGACCTACCTATGTCTAGTTCGGTTCGCGGTTTTCTCGAACGTAGAAAAATCCCCACTCCTGTATACAAGTATCTTTATGTGACCAAAGACTTCTTTGGGTGGGCAAAAAGATATAATGATAGTTTCAAGAATATTACAGTAAAAGAACCACGTCTAATTCTTCCGTATTTTACACCGAGTGGTGAGGTACTTGGCTTTACGTGTAGAGCTTTTTCACCCAAGGCCGAGCGACGATATATACACTTACGGGTGAACAAAAAGGATGAATTTATTTATGGACTCCAAACGCTTAAAACAGATCGAACGATCTATGTACTTGAGGGTAATATTGACAGCCTTTTCGTTGCTAATTCTGTTGCTGTTGGCGGTGCTAATTATAATTGTAAGTTCGTCTCCGAACATTGGAATGAGTGTGTTATTATTCCAGATAATGATTGGAAACGCAATCCTCAAGTCGGCAAGCAACTCTATGCAGCTATTACGAGAGGAATTAGAGTCTGCTTTATGCCAGATACACTCAAAGGAAAAGACATAAACGATTATGTCAAGAATGGTCTTTCTATTGCGGAGTTGCAAACCGTTATAGAAGAACACACATATGCAGGGTTAAATGCCGTGCTTCAATTTGCAATTCATAAAAAATATAAAGGGTAATATGATTGAAAAACGACTTATTCCGGTAGCGGAATACAAAGAACCGATTGAGTTCGCCACACAACAATTAAAGGTATTCTGGCAACCTGATGAAGTGAATGTAGAAAAAGACGTGCAGGATGTCTTGGTTAATTTTACTAAAGCAGAACGACATGGTGTAATCACTACACTAAAGTTGTTCTCACTATACGAGACTCACGCGGGTACTGAATACTGGGGTGGTCGATTCAGGGAAATGTTCAACGGCCCAGAATTTGAACGTATGGCATCTGTATTCTCTATGTTTGAGTTAGCCGTCCATGGTCCGTTTTACAATAAGATTAATGAGTTGCTACACCTTAATGATCAGAAGTTTTATACGTCGTATTTGGATAATCCTGTATTAAAGGAACGAATTGATTTTATTGGTGATGTCATCGATGACAAATCTGATCTGGTTTCTCTTGCTGGTTTCTCAATGGTAGAAGGTGTGATTCTTTATTCTAATTTTGCTTTCCTTAAGCACTTCCAATCACAGGGAAAGAACAAGGCACTAAATATAGTCCGTGGCGTTAATTTCTCTTTGCGTGATGAAAATCTACACTCTGTAGCAGGTGCATGGTGTTTCAAGTTAAAGAAATCCCTACAAAATCTGAGTGGTGAACAAGAAGCACAACTAGAAGAAACTATCCGTCAAACAGCCCGAAAAATCTATGAACACGAGTGTGAAATCATCAAGATGATTTTCGAGGAAGGTAGTATCGATGGCATCACAGAGACACAATTGCGTCACTTCATCGAGAGCCGGATCAACGAGTGTCTGAAGGCACTCGGATATAAAAAGGAATTCGAAGTAACCTACAACCCCATTAGCGAATGGTTCTATAAGGCCATTGGTGACTATACATTCAATGATTTCTTTAGTGGAATTGGTAATCAGTATCACCGCGATTGGGACGAACAAGCATTTATTTGGAAGAAAGCAGCATGAGTAAAAACATATACGAACAGTTAGGTGAGAGACGTAAAAAGGAACAAGAAGATGGTTTAATGCCAACTTGGTACACTACTGGTGGCGCCCAGATGTTCTACGACAAATATGAATATCAGACTAACGGCCGTTCCGTCCGTGGTCAGTTTGAGCGTATTGCATCTACGGCAGCCAAGCATCTTAAAGGAACAAAGTATGAAGCCGAAGCATATGATTGGTTCTTTAAGCTACTCTGGAACGGTTGGCTAAGTCCATCCACGCCAGTTCTTGCTAACATGGGCACGGAACGTGGTATGCCAGTTAGTTGTTCTGGTAGTTATGTAGATGATAGCATTTTCGGCTTTTATTCAAATAGACTTGAAACAGCAATGCTGACCAAAAATGGTTTTGGTACATCGTCGTATTTGGGTAATATCCGACCACGTGGTTCTAAGATTAGTGTAGGTGGTAAGGCATCTGGTGTACTGCCTGTATTCAAAGGTCATGTAGAAGATATGCGTGATGTTGCTCAAGGCACAGCTCGCCGCGGAGCATGGGCAGGTTATCTTGAAATTGATCATGGTGATTTTGACGAGTTAGCAGATCATGTATTAGCAGAACCAGATGATGCCAATGTAGGTTGGATTATTAAAGATCAATTCATCGAGAAACTAGAAGCTGGTGATGAGGATAGTATCCGTAGATTCCAGAAGGCGATGAAATTGAAGATGGTATCTGGTAAGGGGTATTTTGTTTTCATTGATAAGATTAACCGTAAGCGCCCTCAGGCATATGTTAATAAAAAGCTAAACGTATGGGCATCTAATCTGTGTACCGAGATTACTCTCTTTGCTGATCAAGAACACACATTTACATGTGTTTTATCCTCTATGAATGATGCACGTTATGATGAGTGGAAAGATACCAAGGCTGTATTCTGGGCAACTATTTTCTTGGATTGTGTTGCAGCAGAGTTCATCGAGCGTGGTAAAAAGGTTCAAGGGCTAGAGAAGGCAGTTCGCTTTACAGAGAAGGGCCGCGCACTTGGGTTGGGGCAATGTGGATTGCATACTCTATTCCAAATGAAGGGTTTCCCGTTTGAGAGTTTTGATGCGCATATGCTGTCACAAGAAATTGCTTCTCATATCTGGCAGCAATCAGAACTTGCTAGTAAGGATATGGCTATTGAACTTGGTGTACCAGAATGGTGCGAGGGTACTGGCTTGCGTAATACACATCGGATCGCGCCAGCGCCAACTAAATCAACTGCATTACTAATGGGTGGTGTTTCTGAAGGTATCAACCCTGACCCCGGAATGTCTTATACACAAACCACCGCGGCAGGTGAAGTGAATCGTATTAATCCTATTCTTCTAGAAATTATGAAGAAGGCTGGCGCCTATAATAAGAAAAATATCCAAGATATTACCGATAAACAAGGTTCAGTACAGCACGTTGATTGGTTAACTCCAGAACAAAAAGAAGTTTTCAAGACTGCATTTGAAATCAATCAAAAGGTGATTCTGCGCATGGCAGCTGCTCGTGGTAAATATATTGATCAGTGGCAGTCACTGAATCTATTCTTTGGTGCAGATGAAGACCCAGCATGGATTGCAGAGGTACATTCAGAGGCATTCAGAAACCCAGACATCCTAGGTTTATACTACATATATACAGTAGCAAGTAATACTGCACTAACTGCTAAGAATACAGAGTGTGAAGCGTGCTCGTAAAGGATTTATGAGCTGCTTGGTGCAGATTTGTATAAATACTCTAGGAGGAAAGATATGAAAGAATGCACCGAAATGTTTATTGAGCCATATTATGAATATAGGAAATTTTTAAAGATGTGTTCTATAAAGAAGTATGATGATAAACTTGTATTGCACAGACATCATATTATTCCAAAAAATCATGGTGGGACCGACGACAAATCGAATATTATAAAACTTTCTGTTGATGATCATATAAAGGCTCATATATTATTTGCTTCTTCTTTTGAAAAGAATACTAGACCATATAATAGTAATATGTGGTCGGCAAGACTATTGATTGGTAAATCCATCAAAAATAAAGAAGAAATGAATGATCTTATAACAAAATGTTATTTGGGTGAAAACAATCCATTTTATTTAAAGAAACACAAGAAAGAATCAATTTATAAAATGAGTAAATCTGCATCTAATAGACTTACTGGAGTTGATTATAATTTTAGATATGGTGATAGGGCCGAGATCGAAAAAAATAAGAGATCTAACGGGGTTTCTCAGTATTGGAATAATATTGACGAAGTGAGTCGTCAGAATCGTATTAAAAATATGCAGAATTCAATAATGACCATTGATCCAGAAACTAGAACTGCCAGAGCAAAAGCTGCAGCCCTAGCTGGACGGCCAAAACTGAGAATTGATGGTGTAGTTTATGACTCTCTAACAGATGCTGCGATACATTACAATACTACTGTGTATAAATTGAAGAAAAATTTTTTAATTGAAGAAATAAAGGAAATAAAATGAAAATTCTGAAATTTCAGGCTGTTTGGTGTAATAGCTGTCATTTTTTGTCGGAAACTCTTTCCAAAATGGAATTAGGTATGATTGTAGAACCGGTTGATATTGACCGCGACGTAGCAATCTGCTCTGAATACGGGGTTCGTTCTATTCCAACTATGATCCTTATTGATGATAAAGGTATTGAACAAGCACGTATGAATGGGAATCAAACTCCCGCCAAAATTACAGAATTTATTAAAAAGGGAGCTGCTAGTGTCAAATAAATTAATTCTAAAGTGCAACGCATGTGGCGCAGAAGGTACCATTAAACTTGACGATGATCATCAGATCGAATTGTGCCCAAGTTGTGGTAACTGCTTAGATGTCGAGGAAGATGAAGACCTCGACTATGAGGAGTGACCGAGGGGTGGTTTTATAATGACGAATTGATTGATGACGAATCTCAGTTTCCTGAAAAGACTCTCGGGTTCGTCTACAAAATAACTCGGTTGAGTGACGGAAAATTTTATTATGGTAAGAAACTCGCGTACTTTAAAAAGACTAGCGTCAGAACGGTTGTTCTTAAAAATGGTACAAAGAAGAAAAAGAAAATTTCCACTCTCGTACCTAGCGATTGGAAAACATACTGGAGTAGCTCGCCTGAACTTCTTGCTGATGTTGAAAAATACGGATCACCCGCTTTCATCCGTGAAATTTTATGTTTCTGTGAAAACAAAGGGTCACTTGGTTATTACGAGATGAAATTTCAGATGGACGCTCGTGTTCTTGAAAATAGAGAAACAACATACAACGGTATTGTAAATGCAAGGGTTCATTGGTCCCATATAAAACCAATACTTGAGAAGTAACTGGGTTACAGTGAAAATTTAAAATTGTGTATCTTAAAACGATCATTAACAGCTTAATGTCCTGTATTAGATACACTTTGTGACTTGGTTACATTATTTCGTAATTTCATTTTTGGATGTAAAATTAATCATGAAAATCAAAACTCGTTATGAACGGATTCAAAAGAACCTTACTAAATCCTATGATCAACTTAAGCTGCTACAAGCTGAATGTACTCATGAAAATAAGACTATGAAGTACCGTGGTGACACCGGCAACTGGGATAGGTCTGATGATTGTTATTGGATCGAGCACAATTGCCCTGACTGCGGGAAACACTGGACAACACCTCAATGATTATTTCTAAGTAAGAAATAACTCGTTATAATTCATTATGCAACCAAAATACCCAATTTACATTATTTCCAAAGGGCGCTGGGAATCACGCCAAACTTCGCGAGCACTAGAACGTATGAATGTTCCTTACTCTATAGTTGTAGAGGAAAGTGAATACGATAACTATGCTGCTGTTATTGATCCCAAGAAAATCATTAAACTACCTAAGGACTTTCGACAAGACCCTCGGTATGCAATTCCAGATGAACTTGGTCAAATGGGCGGCGGCATTCCTGCACGTAATTTTGTATGGGAACACAGTAAGGCTCTAGGACACAAACGGCACTGGATTATGGATGATAATATCCAATACTTTGCTCGATTGAATCGTAATAAGAAAATCCGTCTTGCTGATGGGACCGGGCTTCGTTGTGTAGAGGACTTTACGGATCGCTATGAGAATGTTCCTATGTCGGGACTTCAGTATCAGTTCTTCTGCCCCGCTGCCAAGAAGCGTCCACCGTACTATATTAATGTCCGTGTGTATAGCTGTATTCTTCTTTCAAATGATTTAGATTTGCGCTGGCGCGGAAAGTACAATGAGGATACTGATTTGAGTTTGCGCATTCTCAAAGATGGACACTGCACACTATTATTCAATCAATTCCTATGTGCAAAGACTGCCACTATGACTATGAAAGGTGGTAATACAGAGGAAATTTATCAAAAGGACCAAGCTGCTTTTGATAATCGTGCTACATTTGCAAAGACACTTAAGCATCACCACCCCGATGTGACCGAAGTTGATTATCGATGGGGTCGTGTACACCACGTTGTTGATTATAGTGGCTTCATTAAGAACAATAAATTGGTACTTAAGAGTGGTCTAAATATTCCGCGTGGGCCAAATGAGCACGGTATGAAATTAATTGAAATGAAAGCACCTATTGCGGGTGATGCAGCAGACGATATGGAGGAAGCAGATGAGTAATTTGTTTATATTAACTGGTCAAGAAGATGAATCTGATCAGGTTGATAAATTTGGTTATGATGGTATGCCAGAGTTTGTTCAAGAGGATAAATCTGAGTTTCATATGATTAAGGTTCGTTTTAATTGTGAACAAGATGTTCTTGACTTTGCTAAAGCACTAGGACAACCTCATATCACAACGCGAACAAAATTTACATGGTATCCACGTCAAAGAGCTGGTGCTTCTCTAGAACGTTGGATTGGTGATACTTCTTCTGAGGCATTTGATGAGTACAAATAATATTAACATTGGTATTGTTGGACACGGTTTTGTTGGTAAAGCTGTAGAATTCGGCTTTCAAGATCAAGTTCTATCTATTGTAGATAAACGATATGACTCTACTGTGCGAGATATTCTGGGCGATGATCTGAACTTATCTGCTGTATTTGTTTGCCTTCCAACTCCAACTGGACTAGATGGTGATATTGATACCAGTATTGTTGAAGATGCTCTAAGAGAACTTAGTGTTCTAAAATGTCCGATCATTCTTAAGTCAACTGTGATTCCTAGTGTTGTCAAGAAATTTGCAGAACTGTATGAAAATTTCGTATATAATCCAGAGTTTCTAACAGAAGCAAATGCCCGTATTGATTTTGTGAATCCACCGATGCATGTGTTTGGCGGTACCGAAGAATATTGTCAAATTGTTTCAAATTTGTACAAGAATTATAGTCTCTGTAAAAAGAATGTCCCTGAATATTGGATGTTGGCAGAGGAAGCATCGCTTGTCAAATACTCAATGAATTCATTTCTGGCACTGAAGGTTAGTTTCTGGAATCAAATTAAGGAACTGGCAGATGAGCACGGGATTGATTATAATTTTGTTGCAGATGTAGTTGGTACTGATCCGCGGATTGGCCACTCACATATGTCTGTACCCGGACCTGATGGTCGCCGAGGTTATGGGAGTGCTTGCTTTGCAAAGGACATCCCCGCGTTGATTCACTTCGCAGATGGTGGTCTAAGTATTCTTAAAGAGTCTTGGAATTATAATTGTGATGTTCGTAACCAGTATAAAGACTTACTACCGCGTGAACAAGAACAACACGTACAGTTTAGGAAAATTCAATGAAAATAGGATTTGTCTGTTCTAGTTTTGATCTGTTTCATGCTGGTCACGTCCTTATGCTTAAGGAAGCAAAGACCCAATGCGATTATTTAATTGCTGCATTGCAGACTGATCCGACTATTGATCGTGATTGGAAAAATAAACCTGTCCAGACTGTATTTGAACGATACGTGCAGCTTGAGGGCTGTAAGTATGTTGATCAAATTATCCCATATACAACCGAATCTGAACTAAAGGATATACTCCTGTCTTATCATATTGATGTTCGTATCATGGGTGAGGAGTATCAAGGTAAAGAATTCACCGGTAGTGATTTGGATATACCTATATATTTTAATAAACGAAAGCACAGTTTTTCGTCATCAGATTTACGGAAACGTGTAGCAACTCTGGAAAAGAAATAATGGCAAGAATTTTAGTTACGGGTGGTGCTGGGTTTATTGGCTCCAATCTATGTGAAGCGTTAATCAAAGAAGGTCATATCGTTCATTCTTTGGATAATTACTCCACGGGTTCTATTGAGAATCACGTGGATGGTGTTGTGTACTTTCAAGGTGATACAGCACATATTTCTAAATTATCCGATCAAGCATACGATATGATTTATCACTTGGGTGAGTACTCACGTGTTGAGCAATCGTTCAATGAATTTGATAAGGTTTGGAATTTTAATATAGCTGGAACAAAAAATGTTCTAGAATTTGCCAAGATGAAGCAAGCTAAGTTGATTTATGCTGGCTCGTCCACGAAATTTGGTGATAACGGAAGTAATTCATCTCCTTACGCTTGGTCAAAGGCTAGCAATACTCAACTGGTGATGAACTACTCTGAGTGGTATGGTCTTGATTATGCTATCACCTATTTCTATAATGCTTATGGGAAAAGAGAAATCTCTGACGGGCAGTATGCTACATTAATAGCTAAGTTCAAGAACCGTGTTAAGTCTGGACTTCCACTTGAAGTTGTTTTACCAGGAACACAACAGCGGAACTTTACCCACATCGACGATATTGTCAGTGGTCTAATCGCTGTTGGTTTCAGAGGTAGGGGTGATGGATATGGGATCGGCTCACCAGAGACATTCTCGGTTGCAGAAGTGGCGGAGATGTTTAAAGCAGATGTCAAATTTCTAGAACCACGTAGGGGTAATAGAATGACAGCACCAGTGATTAGTGATAAAACGCGGGAATTAGGCTGGGAAGCAAAGAATCATTTACGTGATCATATTGCGGAATTTTTGGCTACATTATGAATGACCGAGTCAACGATGCTATAATCAAACGGGTATTAATACCTTGTTACGAGATTATAGATTCTTTATTAACAGCACAAACTACCGGGAAACCTGTCTCGAAAGAAGTTGTTTTAGCTGCTAAGAAAATACTTCCCGGAAAATATACCAATAGTTTCCAGGCACCAAAGAAATAATTATGAAAACAGTTATCTATACAAATAGTCTTGAACCTATTACTGTAATTGATCTTCCAGATTATGTTTTTAAGTATCTAGAAGAACGAGGTACTGTTCGTATACCAGTATGGGAACCACCGAGATATATTCCAGCTGATTTGACTTTGAACGAAACAGTGATTAATTATCGCCAAGTGACACTAACAGCACATCAAGTTAGAGGTTTAACATTTAGTACAGGTAAAAATTACTTTGCTAATCACTATATCCTAACCACATATGATGAAGAATCTGCACTACTATTGAAATCAACTTTTCTTGCAGGTCAAACTTCCGCATTAAATGAAGAAAAGAGAAGAGCATTTGCAAACGGTTTTATGGATGCTCTCTGTAGACTTGGGTCAGTATGAAACTTGCTATTGTTGGTAGTCGAACATTTGAAGACTACGACCAACTCAAAGCAGAAATTAATCCAACCAATATTACCGAGATTGTTTCAGGTGGCGCCATGGGTGCCGACACTCTAGCAGAGAAATATGCTAGGGAGTTTGGCATCCCAATAACAATTTTTCATGCTGATTGGAAGAAATTTGGTCCTTCCGCCGGACCAAAGCGGAACACACAAATTGTAGAATACTGTGACGCTGTTATAGCTTTTTGGGATGGTAGTTCATCTGGCACTAAAGATACTATATCCAAAACTAGACGTGCCAAGAAACCAATAAAGGTGGTGATTTACTTTTAATGTTTCTTGTGGTATGATACCACTCATGTGCAAAAATTCAGTACTAATGCGTGATGTGGTGTGTAAATACCACCCCGAGTTTATTAAAAGTAAATCAATTAAGAAGTTGGCAATGACTATGCCAACACGGTTTAATATCGAATTCTTAATTGAGGAAACTTTGGCATTTGTCGGTAAAATCGAATTATTGAGTGGCTATGGATTTGATTTCTCTGATGGTAGTGATAGTAAAACCACATCTGTCCTGCAGAATCATCGTTGCGCATCTATTGAAAATATAGATACTAAAATAGGTGCTTTACGTGTCACCTGTTATAATCCACACACAGATTCGGTTGATTTCTTTTATATACCGCATCGTTATATACAGTCTCTGGTAACTGCTAGGCGATCAAAGACAGGTTGTGGTAGAATAATGTTTTATTTTAATAAAAATGGTACCTACGGGAAGTTTGAGCAATTTCGGGTGTCTGATTTTGAATCATTGGCACAAGCAAATTACTGATTTACTTTTATTCTTTTCCGTGTTATAATAATCCCATAGCAACAAGGAAGCATCGAAATGACTATCGAATTCAAGAGCTGGGATGAAATGACCGAACTGGAGCAAGCCGCTTCCGATTTCTCGGATTTCTACAAGGATGTTCATGGTTTTCGGCCGCGTCATTATGATTTTTCCAGTTGGACTATAGTCGATTTCGACCGAGAGTTCGCTCTCCTGTCTAAGGCGTCTGAACGCGAGGCTGCATTCGAGGCAGAACAACAAGCGCAATGTGCCGCGGCAGTCGAGGCTCGGATTAGCGCCAATATCGCTATCGGTGCAAAAGATCGTGAAACAGCTATTCGTTGGTTGCACGAGGCTCATGAGACCAACGGTGATTCTGAGTACCTGTGCTATCTTCTGGGTGTGAAGTACGGCTACTTCAACAAGTGATTTACTTTTATTCCAAACTACGCTATAATAATCCCATAGCAACGAAGGAACACTAATGAGCTTGTTTGTAATCCGCGATAAGAGTACACAAACTTACTGCACCGGACAACGTTTCCGCCAGTTTCATCACTATCTTGACACTGCTGCCACATTTGTTTCCAAGCAAAATGCCGAGGCTGCTATTCGTAAGATGATGAAAGTTCCTGCACACATGAATGGACGCGGCTGGTCCGCCGCTGTTACGGATAGTACTGTCCTGTGTTTTCATAGTAATTTGAACGGTTATATTCAGTGGATAGATAATCAATGTGACCCGCGCTTGAAGCAAATGCGTGTTCACGCAACATCTGAAATGATCCAGCGTGAAATGGATTTGGAAGTTGTCGAAGTTAAACTGCAATTGGTGTAATATGAATATTATTTCTAAACTGATCGAACCTTTATTGATGGTAAAGGTAACATTCAACTTCAAGTCTGGCGCAAAATACGTCATTTACTGTAAGAATTTCAATCATAATACAAATAGTAATAACGATCTGATCTCTTATTCATGCGCGGGTTTGCGCGATAATACTCATACATATATTCGTATGGATGATGTGTCGTTTATCAGTGCTAAGGTTGTTTTTCGTTGGTTCAAGTAATGTACACTGTTCTCGAATTTATAGTTAAGACACTGAAGTTCATCTTCTTTGCCACAGCTGGTATTATCCTGCTTGGTATTGGGCTTATTCTTGCAATTGCTACTACTGTATTTGTACTCTATGTGGCACCTATTCTTATTTCAATCATTTATCTGTTGATCGCAGCATCATGACCGCACAAATTATTCAATTATTTGAACCGAAACCGCAAAAAATTCAGAATCGAAAGTGCTCGTTTTGTGGTACTTCTGAAAAGGAAGCAAAGAAGTTTGTTGCTTCACAAGAATCGAACCACTGTATCTGTGGTGAGTGCATCAAAAAGGCTAAGGAGAAAATCAGTGAAACTGTTTGAATTTTTCAAGTTTTGGGTAATGGGATTGATCATCAACGAATTTGTTGGTGGTATTTTAATTTTAGCAGCATTTATTGGTGTTAGTGTTGGTTTGGCATATCTGCTAATCAATTATACCGCTGCTCTGTTAGCGGTTGTAGCATTTATTGGATTATGTGCTTACACATATGTTCGATGGGAAAAATTTGAGTATATTAAGAAATATGAGGATAAACAATGAGCTGGATTTTGGTTATGTATATCTACGCTGGTGTTCTAGCAAAGGGTGATAGTGTTACTCTGCAAACAGTACCGGGGTTTAAAACACAACAAGAGTGTCAACAAGCTGGTAATGCTGCTAGTAGTCTTGTTAATGGTTCAGCCAAAGAATACAGATTTGTTTGTGTCGCTCAGAGTACAGAAGTAAAAGCAAAGTGACACGGATTAATCTAATAGACCCTGCTTTACTTCACACCAAGCATTTGGTGGCAGAGTATCGTGAACTTCCTCGAGTTTTTAAACTCGTAGAAGCAGCACAAGCCAGAGGTCTTACACCTGATACGGTACGTATTCCAAAAGAGTATGTAATGGGCACAGGTCACGTTACATTTTTCTATAACAAATTATCGTTTCTCAAAAAGCGTTTCAAACTCATTGTTGCAGAAGGAATGAAGCGTGGTTATAATTTTCAACACACAGATACACCAGTGTGTGATGTTGCTTTGCATTGGTGGGGCGAATGGATACCAAGTGAAGCTGAAATTACCCGCAATGTAAACCGTATTAAAGAAAGAATGCCACGAAATGTTTGATAGAGTTACAGTAAATCAATCACCAGCTTATCCGCAATATGTTAACGTCACGGAGAAAAGAGCTCCCACAGATGACTCGGTCCGACTATTGAAAGAGTTCCGCCAAGCAGCAGAAAAGGATTTGGTAAGTTCTCTGAAACTAGAGAACAATCTAATTAGTGCTACACTTCATGTTTATAAAGACCCGTTACAGTGGAAAGAACAGTATGTTGTTCTTACAAAAATCAATGGGAAGAACTTCAGAATTGAAGTCGAGCGAGACCCGTATCAGAAAGAAACATGGGAAGAAGTGGTCTTCAACCGCGTTGCAGAATACATCGCCGCAGAACTTCTAGGTAAAGCCGGTAAACTAAAAGAGTATTAATTTACTTTTATCGAAGATGTGATATAATGTTAATATGAAAAATATTGCTATATTGTTTTTGATTATTACTCTATCGGGTTGCAGAAAGCGAATCGACGAGGGTATTGATGTTATGACCAATGACCAAATTATCGAGACGACTCGGAAGTGCGAAGCTGCCGGGCTTGATGGCGATGCCGAGCGAAATCCGTTCGCTAATGGTGTTGTGAAGATTAATTGTGTCCCGAGAAAGCATGTGGAATATGATCGACGTTAAACAAATTACAGACAGCCGAATTCGTAGTATCGTTACGCGTACTCTCGATGACCACTTTCGTTCCACATATACACATCTAAATCTCGAAAAATACTCGGAGTATCTTGTTCGCGAGACTGTTCTTGAATGTATTAAACAGATGGCATTCCCAGTAGATATGGAGAATCCATTTCATAAAACATTCGTAGAGAAACAATGGGATCACTTGGCTAAACGATTTAACTTACAAGAACATGGCAACTAAAAAAGTTTCACTCAGCATTGATGATATTTCAACTGCGTGTTGTAAATATGCTCAATCACAGGGTCTTGTTGATTTCACAGAGGGTGACTGGGCACTACAATTTAAAATTGGAATTACAAAGGATGATGATGGTAATGCTGTAGCAGAAATTGATGCAGCAGAATTTGTACTGGAAATTAAAAATGACTGATATTACACGTAAACTAGCAACTATTCGCCGCATCGACAAAATCGAGCCCATCGAAGGTGCCGACAAAATCGTCAAGGCCACGGTTGGTGGTTGGCAACTTGTCACAGCTATCACTAATGGCTTTAAAGAAGGTGATCTTGTCATTTACCTAGAAATTGACTCTTGGGTACCGACTGCAGTTGCTCCATTCTTGACTAAGCCCGGTCATACACCAAAGGTTTATAACGGTGTTGAGGGTGAAAAACTTCGCACAATTCGTTTACGCGGCCAAGTTTCTCAGGGTCTGCTGCTACCTATTCCAGCAGACTGGTCTCGTGGTATGATTGATGGTGCAGCTCAGGAACTCGGTTATACTATCATTGGTGGCACGGTCATTTACATGGAAGATGCCGATGTTACTGAACTACTTGGTATCCAGAAGTACGAAAAGCCCCTGTCCGCTGAATTAGCTGGTACAGCCCGCGGTAATTTTCCTTCTCGAATTCCAAAGACAGATCAAGAACGTATTCAGAATCTTGCCAAGGAAATGAACACTAAATTCCGTAATGTTGAGTGGGAAGTAACCGAAAAACTAGAAGGTTCTTCTATGACCGTCTATGTTTTAGATGGTGTATTCGGAGTCTGTTCTCGGAATCTTGACTTGGTTCGCAACGAAGAAAACACTTTCTGGAAAACTGCTATCGATGAAAAGTTGGAAGAAAAACTTCTAGGTCTTGGTATTGATATTGCTATTCAAGGTGAGTTGATTGGTCCAGGAATTCAGGACAATATCTATATGCTCTCCGAATACCAGTTCCGTGTATTTGATGTGATTGACATTCCAACACGTTCTTACTACGCACCAGCTCAACGTCGAAATTTGATTAAAGAACTATGTCTCCAACATGCCCCGGTAATTCACACCAATTGGCTGCTGGATGCAGAAACCATGCAGGACATTATTAAAATGGCCGATGGTGAGTCTGTTGTTTGTGATAAACATGTGGCACGTGAGGGTATTGTTTTTAAGTCTATTGCCGGCACGATGTCTTTCAAAGCAATTTCTAATGTTTATCTTGAAAAGCAGAAGGATTGATCATGACATTTGAAACATTTTCGATTATTCTGTATACAGTTTCGGCTATATTTTGTCTAATAGCATACGGTGTCAGTATGTATATGGATTGGAAAAGTGGTACTGATATTCAGTTGGGTGAATTCTACTATTGTCTACTTTCATTTGTACCACTGGTCAATACTGCTATATTGGTAACAGTGTTTTTTATGGAACTACATAAAATTGGAAATAAAGTAGTAATCAAAGGCAAAAATTGAAATACTGGTCCAAATTTGAATACTTTTTGGTCATAGTCAATTTATTGGCTTGGCCAACCAATGGTGTTCTTTTTTATCTAATTGTTCAACAAATTCAACACTTGAAATAATATGTGGTTGCTTATTTTTTTCTATCTTTTACCACTCTGTATTACATGCTTTGTAACACTTAAGTTTCTTCGCGATGAACTTCGAGAAGGCTATGATATTAGATTACAAGATATCAGCGTTTTAATTTTGGCATTTGTCCCAATTCTAAATGTACTAACTCTAGTTGTAATAATTTCAATGTTGTTTGATGATAATCCCGTTATCATCAGAAGTAAAGGTAAAACAGAATGATTTATTTCTATTTTCTGCCGATGCTAGCTCTTCTGTTATTATTTGGTTTTGTTCTGTTTTTCGAGTGGTGGAACGGTAATCCAGTCCGAACAACTGATATTGGAGTTATTGTTTCTTCATTTATCCCTGGCGTTAATATCTTTATTCTTATGTTTATGCTTATCGAGATTGCGAAATCCGATAAAGTTATTTTCAAAGGCCGCGGAAAATAATTTACTCATCTAGTAAAGTGTGTTATAATCAAACTATGAATATTAAAGAAACTGATAACCTAATCCTCGCAAATCGTGGGAACAATAAAGTTCTCGACGGTGTTATTGAAACCGCAAACAAAATCAAAACACGTATTGATTGGGAAATGGATAAGTTCCTCCGTGATCACGTTAAGGGTATTGAAGGTATTAAGAAACTAGAGGTTAACACCGCCAGTCCTCTGTATCGTTACTATAATCACAAAATCCGCCAATATGGCGACTGTGAACGTATTATCCGTGTAGCTACAGCATTCAAAGTATGATTGAAATACAAAGATACACAACAGAGGAAGCATTAAGATTAGCATTCAAAACAGACCGATATACAATTGGTAATATCGCTAATGCAGATATTAATGATGTTATTAGTGTATCCGTATCATTCGATGTTAAGGTTCCAGCCAAATACGCCAAAGCAATTCTAAAAGATTATATTAATGAACAAATTCACAACCCTTGATGATGATGAAGTACTGTCTGCCACTACATCTGATAAAATTTTATTCCGTAGTGCAAATGAATTTAGCATGTTCATTATCAACACAGCGAACAAGAACTTTGAAACCCTAACGGCCACTATTCTCTCGTACTGTGATGAACGAGACATCGATCCAGAAAATATTGCCAAATTAATCAGCAAGAATCTAAAAGAGCGAATTGCTCTCGAAATGGAAGAAGCCGGTTTGATGCGCCGAGAATCATCGGGATCATTTGAATGAAATGCTTGATCCAATTAAATGTCTAAAACTTTATATGGCGTGCAAGCTGCACTTTACAACAAAGTACGACTTATTTAAAAACGAGGGTAGAGTACCAGGTATTAATTCTGATGCTCTTAATAAAAATGGTGCTCGTAAACACCTGATAATGAGACTCGCAGAGTCTATTGGTTCGTATAGAGAATTAGTGAATTATTTTGTGGCATCTTATGCTTATGCTGATAACGGTGCTCTTTATAATGTGATGGAAGCCGACGAGAATTATCGGCTTTGGAATAAAAATAAGATGTCAACCACTCAGATTATTGTAGATGATTTGTACGGTTTAAACATCAAAGAGATTATTATGGGTGATGAACCAACTATATTCCGTAAGGTTGTGGGTGGTGAAATTCACATTGAGAGTGCGGTTGCACTGAATCAAATACTTCACTTTGTCGGAGAAGATTATTTCGTATTTAGTAAAATCGCGAATAAAATAGTCAAGTTGGACAGATTTGTTAAGTTTGACAAGGAAAAGGTATGTACAGAATTGGAGTTGAATCTTGAAACCGCGTAAGAATGAGTATGATCGAGCCGACCGAAAGGCAAGGGTTGCTCAGAAAAATATTTTACGAGAAAAGAGATTTGCAGTTTCAAATATGCTAAATACTTTGTCAGATGATGAGTTTGACACAAAAGACTATTACACTAAACCAGGCCTTGTGCCACTTAAAAGGAAAAACTAAAATGACAATTACTTTAGACTCTCTGAAGAAATCTCGCAACCTAGACTTTGGTAATATTACCAAGGCTCTGTCTAAATCAAACGAAGCATCATTCAAGAAAGATGATGACAACTACTTCAAACTGACCCGTGACAAGGCAGGCAATGGAAGTGCAGTAATTCGTTTTCTCCCAGCTGCTCCAGGTGATGAACTTCCATGGGTTCAGGTATATACTCGCGCTTTCAAAGGACCTACAGGTCGTTGGTACATAGAGAACTGCCGTTCTACCATTGGTGAGGATGATCCAGTAAACGATTCTAACCGTATTCTATACAACTCCGGAAACGAGAAGGATAAGGAAATTGCGAAGGAGCGCAAGCGTAAGCTGGAATACCATGCGAACATTTTGGTTATTTCTGACCCAGGCAATCGTGCAAACGAAGGTAAGGTCATGCAATTTAAGTTCGGTAAGAAAATCTGGGAAAAGATCAAGGATAAGCTGGAACCATCCTTTGAAGATGAACAACCAGTAAACGTCTTCGACCTTTGGGAAGGTGCCAACTTCAAGCTGCGTATTCGCCAGTACGAGGGTTATGGTAACTACGACCAGAGTACATTTGAGTCCCCAAGTGCCGTTGCTGAAACCGACGAAGAAATTCTCGAAATCGTTAATAAGCAAAAGCCTTTGAGTCCGCTACTTGATCCTAAGAACTTCAAGTCGTACGCTGATCTTAAGAAGAAGTTTGAGAGTGTTATCTCCGCTTCTACTGAAGCTGCCCGTAAGGCAGAACAGGAGATGGAAGATGCCCCAGTTCGTGAGTCAGCTGCTAAACCTGTAAAGGAAGCAAAGGCTCCTGCTAAGGCAAAGGTTGAAAAGACAGCATCTCCAGATATGGAAGACGAAGATGATTCCGCATTCTTTGCGGCTATCGCTGACTAATCAGAATGAAAATAAGGAACTAAGTCTAGCATTTAGACTTGGTTCTATATTTCTGACGGGTGGTTTAACATTCACCTGAGTAACATTTTTACTGTTACTGATATTGTTATTAACGACGGTTGGAGACGATTGAGTTTTAGAAGACTCATTTGTTTTAGCCGTCGTTTCTGCTACTGCAATACTCTTCGCCAGTTCTGCACTTTGAGCTTCACGTGGTGTAGTAGTGGGCTTGCTTGCTCTTAGTGCTGCAGCTTGTTTATCTCGTTCTTCCATGATTTTCATAGGATCATCTTGAAATAAGTCTGCTGCCTTACCACCAAGCCAGCTACCAAGTTTATCTGCTCCTAGAGCTTTTGCACCATAATACCCAGCAGCACCAGCACCACCAACTGCAAGAGCTGGTAAAGCAACACTACCAAGTCCACGTACTGCTGTTCCTGCGAGTCCACCTAAGGCCCCTGCACCGGCGCCAGCAATACTACTAAGTCCACTTGCTGCAGATGATGCGAGTCCACCCATAGAACTCATTAGACTCATAATGGCATTGCCGTTACTTGCACTTGGCTTGTCACCAGATGCTTTTGAGAATGGTGCTTTTAATTTACTTGTCAATGCAGACAGTAAATTACGTTTTGGGTCTTTCTTTTCCTTCTTTGTTTCCTCAGAAGATTTTGTTAGTTTCTTAAGTTCTGCTAGTTGTTCTTCGTTAAGTTTCAATAACTCCTCTTGCATACCTTCTTTAACACCACGGATGACACCATCTTTTTGTTGAGGAGATAGTGGGCCAAGTTTTCCCTCTACACCTTTGATTGCTTCATCACCAGCGTTGGTACTATTATACAGATGCTCAAGAAGCTCGGTGATAGATGCAGCCTTATCCCCGCTTGTGGTTTTCATTGTAAAAGGAAGACCATTATCCTTCTTTTTTGTCTTTGGTGCGGCGGTCTGTTTTGGTTTATCTGCGTTCTTGAAGAAATCAAGTTCAGATACAGTTAAACCACCCTCCTTGTTAACGGCATTGTCATAGAACTTAAGTTCATCAAGTTTTTCATCGTTCAAGTCAAGAGTACCACCCGAACGAGATTTGACAGATGATTGTTCTTTCTTTAAACCGTCAATTTTCTCGCGAAGTTTAAGAATCTGATCCGCCATTTCTAGAGAAAGTGCAGCAGCTTCCTTCTCCATCTTGGCACGTTTCTTTTTATCTGTCTCAGCATTAATCAGATTAGTTCGATCCTGCCCTTCGGCACTATACTTCATCCAGTCAGCTGCGGTCTCTAGTTTCTTAGCTTCTTTTGCCTTTGCTTCTTCTTTCTTTGCTACCTTTGCGTCAGTAATTGATGCTGCCAGACCCCCGATAAATGTGTCCTCACCCTTACCAAGAAGTTGAGCTACACCCTTAGCAGTAAACATTGATTTAACATTTCCCGCCATCTCTCCTGCCTTGGCTTTCAGAAAACCCCCGGCACCAAGTGGTTTATCGGACTTTTTACCTTCTTTCTCGATCCGTTTGGTTAGATCAAGAACAGCTTTAATTAGTTTGTCTGATTGCTTATATTTCTTATCTTCTGTAATGATGGTAGTCATTTTAGCCTCGCGCAGCCTTTTCGTTCTGTTCATTGATATGCTTATTCAGCATCTCCACGTATATTTCCCGTTCAAAAGGCAACATATAATCCAAATCTGACATAGTGAAGTTATGGTGCTTCATTAATTTAAAATTCGTGTCGTAGTGATTGAATAAGTTCTCGTGCGCGAGGCAAATTAAAAAAAACCTGCGATGCTATTGATAGCGTTCTTATTCTCAAAACCACAATGTGGGCAAGTCCACTCTGTCTTTAGTTCAATAGTGGGTATAGTCTCTATGAATTCGATGATTTTTGCAAATTCATCATCTGTTCGATTGTCCAAGAATGCAATAACCTCTTGTGTGTCTCCGTCTTTGGTGTGATATACTGTATCACCAAAGTATACGGATTCAATAGAAGATGCACAGACCTTCAATCTCTGTGCCGTTGCATCCTTTATTTCTGTAATATCAGATAAATCCTGCATTGAAGGATAACGCATTGTTAGTGCAAGTGAATCTGTTAATTTGATATTCTTACTATGGGTATCCTTACGGATAACCTCTACCTTAGAAATATCAATCTTAATGGCGGTTTGTTTTTCACATGACTTACATGTTGCATCAACCTCTACTGATTCACCAACACTTTTACTACGGATTTGAACGAATAGATATTCAATATCAAATGTAGTCAGGTCACCCGAGTAGTTATTCATACAGCTACGGACAACGGAATCGAGTGTGCTTAGAAGTGTTGATGTTTCTTCAGATTCTTGAGCTAATAGCAACGCCCGTTCTTCCTTGACAACAAATGGTCTAAATTTCACCTTCTTACCAGATGACGGAATAGTTACTTCATAGTAAGTAGCAGTGTCAATTTGCGATAGTTTCATTATTAGCTCCAAGTTTCTTCTTAATCAAATCACTCAATTCGGCTGTTGTACCCGTAAACACAATAGAGTTATTTGTCACTGTTGCCGGTGTTTCTGGTGTAGGTGGTGTTATCTTTTGCTCTTTTTGGTGTGTGTCCACTACACGAGTATTCAAATCAGCTGCGGTTGTTAACAAAGTCGCCAGCACTTCATATGCCCGCGGGCTATCACTATTGCGCGCCATATCGAGAGCAAGCTCTAAAGCTTGATCTGCAGTCTTGGCAAGCCGACGCAGATTATTACGTGCTTGTTCTGCATCTTCATGTACAGTGTTACTTTCAGCAATCACTGGCGGCAACGGGGATGGCGGGATAGGAGTTATATCAAAAACTTCAGAAATTTTATCAGTCATTATGTAGATTCCTCTTCATCAACATGTTGTTGTAGTGCAGCAGAAGCATTATTCAAATCACTTCCATTACCAGTGATCATATTACCCAAAGAGGCGATAGAGTTCTTTAATTTAGCCGTAGCGCCAGGTACTGTATCCAGACTGCGCGATACCTGGTTAAACTGATTTCCCATAGACGAGAAATTCACACCCAAAGAGGCAATATTACCTGGCATACCTTTAAGTCCAGCAACGGCCCCAATTTTGCTTGCTGTGCCATTTAGATCAGTACGGACTTTAGCGAAAGGTTTTCCAAGACCAACCGAACTAAGGACTGTGTCGATTCCACCAAGCGTACCAGAAATAGAATTAACGGCTCCTGCAATCTGTCCCGCTGGCGCAGTAATAGCAGTTAGACTACGTCCTAGATTGGTAATACCAGAACCAAATGACACGAAGTTATTTGAAAGATCGCTGAAACTAGATAGCAAAGAACTTGCGCCACTTATAGGTGACGTACCAAACAGACCCGCGATTGAACCAGACTGCGTACCCATTTCCGCACCAGCTTGAGAGCCGTAATTCGCCAGACTGTTCTCAATGTCTCTTGCTTCAAAGTTAAATGGCAGGCGGCCTGTATCTGTTGGTAAAGAAAGTGGGACAGTGCCGCCACCCGATGGACTTGTTGTTCCGATTGGTGTATTAACACCTCGTGTATTAGCAGAGTTTGCATCAGCAGCATACACACTTCCTGTATCGTAATCTTTAATCCAGTTCTTATACTGGAGTTGTACAGTCAAAGCAATGACATCTTTACTATCATATGAGAGTGCAACGTCCTGAATTTGTTTTGGGTATGCATCAATCAATGTGACATTTAGAATGTCCTTATTATTCTTATCCTGTAGAACTATGTTCACATTACGCTTATATTCTTTGGCATATCCGACGAAGCGTGTTTTACGGTCATAGACTTTGTTCATCCAAGAATCAAAGAATACCTTGGCGGACATTTCATTATCTAAAATGAATGTCAACGTCACCGGTTCATACGAGATGCCATATGGCATAGTTAGATTTTCACCCCAGATTTTTGTATCTGCTGTGTCAATACTAACGCCGGGAATACTTACTGAGTTAGCAAACATGAATATGTCGGGTACATTCATACCCATGACGTTAACACGGTAGCGTGAACCGGTTGGTAAACCAACCGTGCGTACTCGGGTTTTAAAATTATCGTATGCGTCTTTTGTTGCCATTTATTTTCTCAGCGAGTCAGCCCAGACTCTTTGTTTTGATGCTCCAACGAATCGTTCCACAGGTAGCATCATGGCCGTTGCCCAGTCTTCTGGTTTCACTTTCATATAACGAGATTTGACGTGATCAACCAGATAGTGTTTAATACATGCTTGTGCGCCAGGTACATTACTCATCGCCATTACAGTCCCCCACTGGTACTTGAGTTTGGTATTGTTATCCAGCTTCTTGATACCCTGTATGTCCATTAGAGCTTTGAATAGTGCAAACCGCTCTTGATAGCCAAGATAGTGTAGGTTGAGACCTAGAAAACCACCAGGGACTTGCTTATAAGGAAACACCATCGGAAACTGGTCATAATACGGTAGTTTCTCTTTTAGCTTTGGGTCATAGTAAAAGAAGTGTAATTGACCTGGTACTATATTTGAACGAAGATCATCTATACCATCTCGCAATAACAACGCGTTCGGGGTTACTTTACCTTTAGCCATTAATTTCACCTGGTCATCAAACCATCGACGTGAGTCCTGGACCTGTTTAAGATCCACGTGAAATTTGTCTAGAATAGGTCTTTTTATTGTCATCCGAAAAGGTGTTTTTCTGTGAGTACTATGAATTCCATGTTATTCTTTTTACAGAAAGAATCCGCAGCTGCCCACTTTGCTTGATTTACAGTGTATGTTGCAATCTCTTCTATGTATTTATTCGTTTTCTTTGATCTTTTTACCGGCGGTTTTGTCTGTGCATCCGGCTTGATTTCTATCAAATACTTCTTAAATGCATCACCCTTTTGAATAATAACCGCCATATCAACGAAATATCTGTGCATCTTATTATCAACAGGGGAATAATATGGAATGATGAACTCTTCGCTGTTCCACTGAGTAACCGCTGGATGAGTATCTGCCCATTTAAATGCTTTAAGTTCCCATGAACTACGGTAGATGATATTATCAACATCGCCGATGTATTTCTTGGGGTTCTTAGGTACGAATCTTCCTTGCAAATATTTGCGGGCCATATAAATATTACATTAACACAAAGAGGTATTTAATGAGCGATATTCAAATAGCAGCTCAACTGGCAAAGGCATCTGGACAATCTGTAGACGAGGTTTATAACGGTAAAAATCTTGACTATACTCTGTCTAGCGAGAGCCTGTCAAAATACAAAACAAAGAATCTCTGCTACCCAATTGATCTTGGTTCTACAGACTCAGAGTATGGCCAGCACCGAATTGTGTTCTTTATCAATGCTCAAGGCGCATCGAAACTACAATCATCGAAAACTGCACCAACAGTTGAAATGCCACCTTCTCGTTTCTCTACAGCATCCGGCGAGGAAATAGCCAAAGCGCGAAAAAATATCGGTGAATCTGCTAAGATTCTAGGTGATTCCATTGGTACTAATATAGGTTCTGATTCTGTACAACGAATTACGGCACCAAAGAAGCGTCTCGAGGCTGCTATTAGCCTCTATATGCCAGAGAATCTACAAAAGTCATATAGTGTTGGTTGGGGCGAGGTAGATGGGCAAGAATTTTCTGATCAAGCTTTGCAACTTGAAATAGCCAACAATATTATTGATGGTATTAAGAACAATAAAATTATTGATAAGAGCATCGACAGCGCAAAAGCTCTTGCCGGGAATGTAGCACGTAAAATCATAGGTAAGCAAGAATATCTACAAAAGGCTACAAGTATTACCCCGGGAAATACTAAAAGCGAGCAGCTATTCCGTAATGTCGATTATGCCACGGTTCAGTTTGATTATAATTTTGCACCAAAAAGTGAGCAAGAATCGGCGAATGTTTTGAATATCATCCGTATGTTCCGTCACCATATGTTGCCAGAGTATTTGGATACTAAGTCGTATTTGTTTATCTATCCGTCTGAGTTTGAGATTCGTTATTACTTTGGCGATACAGAGAATCGGAACTTAGAAACCCATATGACCGCTGTGTTAACTAATATGAATATCAACTATAATCCTAACGGGCAGTTTACTACATTCAAGAATGGTATGCCAACGCATATTAACATTAGCTTGACGTTTAAAGAGTTGGCATACCCAACCAAGGAAACTAGTGGCGTTGATCGCCCGGGGGCTTAATATATGTATTTTGGTGAATTTCCAAGTATTCTGTATCAGTTCAATATTAAGGGTAAGAATGTCCTTAAGGTAGTTCGTGATATCACATTAAATGTTCGGCCATTAGAAGATATTCTTAATAACATCGAGTTATATAACGACTATGATATTGAAGATGGAGATACACCAGAGGTTATCTCCGAGAAAATTTATGGTACACCTTTTTATCACTGGATTATAATGCTGGTCAACGAAAAATATGATTATACAGAGGATTATCCTCTAAGCAATGACAAGCTATCTACGTTTGTAACTCAGAAGTATGGTAGTGGTAATGAGTACGCTATTCACTCGTTGTATGGACGCCCACACTATGAATATCTGGGTAAAGTAGTTGACTCTAATATACCAGGTGCAGCTGCAATTAGTAATTTTGATTATGAATTTAGACTGAACGAGGCTAAGCGTCGTATCCGTGTCGTAGCTCCGGTGTACATTAATAAATTCAGTAATGATTTAACAGAAGCATTCAATAATGGCTGATTTATTTTACGCGGGGCAACACCAACTTGATGCTGTAGAGATTCTCCAATCTGGTGGTATTTCTCTAGATATTAAACCGCACGTTTCTCAGCTAACCATATACGAGGATATGTTCTCCCCGTTTATGACTGGAAATATCATCACAAACGACACCGTGGACATAATGAATATGCTTGGTCAGCAAGGTGATGATATGCTTCACATCAAAGTGTATACGCCAGATATTGATAAGAAGAACTATATCGACAAGTATTTTCATATCTATAAGGTGTCGGATAGAACCGACCTAGGAGATAGAAGAATATCCCATGTTATACACTTCGGTAGTGTAGATATGCTTACCGAATCTAGTATGCGTATCAGTAAAACATATAAGGATTTACCACATAAGATTATCGAGAATATCCTGAATAGTGAAATAGAAACAGATGTTGATTTCAATTCAGATAAAACAATAAACACAGTACAATATACATCGAACTATTGGACACCGGTTAAAAATATCACATATCTAACTGACCATGCCGTAGGTACAGATGGACTACCTAGTTTTTCTTTTTACGAGAATCGCTATGGTTATCAGTTTCGTCAGTTGACGGGTTTTGCATCTGATGGTGTAAAACCTATTAATTCTTTCAGCACCAGTAATTTCAATGCCGAAGTTAAATCTACAGGAACAGAAACCGGTGCTATTGTAAAGGATTTGAATATCGACTATAAGACTGTGCTTGATATGCGTCAACCGTTGCACTTTGATTATTACAAAGACTTACAGTCAGGTATGCTTAATTCACGTTTGCAGTATTATGATTTGGTGACAAAGAAGCGTTATGTTATAACGTTTGATATGAACGACGAGACACACCCGCTTTTGAATCCACAAAGATTCTATAAAGATCGTATCGCTGATAATAGCTATTCTGACGATGATGGTTCTATTTTCATTAGTGGTGAGTCCGTATATGGACTATATAATGGTGCGACTGATACAACCAATTTAAAGTTCGTGCAGAAACGTAATTCAATTTTGAGACAACTTCAATCGTATAGAGTCGAAATTGATGTATTTGGTCGTACAGATTATACTGTCGGTTCTAAGGTAACACTTGGGGCAAATAAGATTCGTAGATTTGATAAAGGTAGTTCTGAAAAAGAGATTCAGGACCCAATGGTTACAGGTAACTATATTATCTCTGCTATTTGCCACAGATTTACTACAGATAAGCACGTGGCCACACTTGAGCTGATTAAAGATTCGATTTTAAAGGTTTAACATGTTTTATATTGGTATAGTTGAAAACAGAACCGATGATCCGCTGAAGTTGGGCCGATGCAGAGTTCGCGTCGTAGGCCTACACACAGATGATAAGAACAAACTACCAACCGAGGATTTACCTTGGGCTGTGGTTATGCAACCAACAAGTTCGGCTGCAATTAGTGGTATTGGAACATCACCTACCGGACCTGTAGAAGGTAGCACGGTTATTGTTATCTTCCGTGATGATTATCAACAGCACCCTATTATCATTGGTACGATTGCCGGTATTCCAGAAACACCAAAAGGGATGGCAGCAAAGACTGCGACATCTACTTCCGAACAGACCGTAACGAATACACTTAAATCTAGCTCAGGTTCAAATGTAGTTGATAGTAGAGGTAATCCTGTGCAAACAGGGTCATCTACCACAACCACAGTAGAAAAGAAACCAGAGATCAAGAAACCAACAAAGAGTTTAGTACCTTCTGATGCTTGTTATGCAGAGATTCGAAGAGAAGAAGGTTTGTGCTCTACTGTTAAAGGTAAGTATAAACCGACTACCGATTCATACACTGGTACAGTTTATGCATATCAAGACACGAATGGGATTTGGACGATTGGATGGGGTAATACATATCTCGCCGACAATACGCGTGTTGATGCAAATACTGAACTACAAAAGTCTGAATGCGATGCTTTGCTAAAACTTAAAGTTGATAAAGACTTTGGGCCTTCAGTACAACGTAATCTTAAAGTGCCTGTGACACAGAGTATGTTCGATGCTCTTGTTTCTATTGCATATAATAAAGGCGCTGGTGGATTATATAAAACTGCTGCATGGGCTGCATTGCAGACTGGTAATTACGAACAGGCAGCTGCACTTATTCCGAGTGTGGTTAGTGATCCAAAACTTGCCGGGCGATATAAGCGTGCTCAAGCACTCTTCATGAGTGATGGCTTTCCTACCAAGGATATGTCCGAGATTATTCCGCCGCCTTCAACAAAGGAACAAGCTGAACAACAGAAGGATGCTACACAAAATCCAGTTGTGAAGCTGAAATCTGATACAGACACAAATAACGTTGCCGGTAGCGGAACTGTTAGTGATTCTACCTCTGGTAAAGACGTTGGTTTTAAAGACCCAAATAATGTATATCCAAAATATTTTGGAGAGCCAGATACACACAGATTAGCACGTCATGAGAAGATTGATCAAACGATCGTTTTCTCTAAGGAATCTGCGCGCGTCAAAAATGTCGTTTCTGGCGGCGGAAATAAGTGGTCTCAGCCACCTATCCCATATAATGCAAAATATCCATTTAACCAAATTCGCGTGTCAGAAAGCGGTCACGTAGAAGAAATAGATGATACCAAGGATAATGAGCGACTACACCGTTATCACCGTTCTGGCACATTTGAGGAAATTGATGTCAACGGTACACTTGTTCGCCGAATAGTTGGTGACGACTACGAGATTCTAGAACGTAACGGTAATGTATTGATCAAAGGTACGTGTAATGTCACCGTCATAGGTAATCAGAATATTCTAGTACAAAATGATGCAAACATCGATGTTTATGGCAACCTAAATACCACTGTAGGTGGTGATATTAATCTTGGTGCCACTGGAGATGTTAACGTCACAGCAGGTGGGCAGATTAGTCTAAAGGCAGGCGGGGACGTTGCATTGGATGGTTCTAATATACAACTGAACAGCGGTAAGTCAAAATCTGCGCCAAAGGGTAAAGGAAGTGCCAGCGGTGTACCGGATATGCCTGTATTAACTACACCAAATCGTTTCCAGGAATTGGACGCAAACTACGAAGCACCAGATGAAGGTGATTCCGCGGAATTCAATAAAGCTAAGGAAAATTTGGGAGCTTCTGATTCAGAAGACACAACAGATAACACTGTGGTAAAAGAAGAAGTTCCACCTGAAAAGAAGCCAGAACCCATCAAGAAAACTGAAAAACCGAAGCCGACGGAATATACTAGATCGTATCTATTAACACAAAATTTCACTCTTGGACGTGTATTATGTAGGGAAGATATACCTACTGGTACTAATATGGGTCTCAATCCAGATCAAATTATTGATAATTTACGAACTCTTTGTGAAAATTGCTTAGAACCAATTTTGGCTTCATATCCAAATTTAGTTTTATCTAATTCCTGGAGAAGTGAAGCAAAAAATAAGAGTGTTGGTGGCTCAACAACTAGCGATCACTTACCCGGTTGCGCTGCAGATTTTCAATTGCCTGGGTTTACACGAGAACAGTATTATAATGCTGTGGTAAACTTGTCAAGTAGCTTACCAGCATATACACAATTGATTTTGGAATACGAGGGTAGTAAAACTTGGATTCACGTTTCATATAATGAAAAGAAGGGTGCAAAAATGGAACGATTAACTGGGTTTAAAACTGGTAGTAAATCGTCATTTAAGACAAATTATATTTTAATAGCATAATATGGCAACAACAAGAAAATACTCAGACCTAGATGCAGCATTTGCGCCAAACCCAAGTTCTGGAGACTTAAGTCTTCGAACAGATGAGGCGGCGGTCAAATTTGCTATTAGAAATTTGGTCATGACCGTTAATTTTGAGCGCCCCTTCGATAGTACAATAGGTAGCCAAGTTAACACACTACTGTTTGAACCTATTGATACTACCACGTCGATTCTTCTGAAGAAGATGATTACACAGACTATTACGAACCACGAACCACGTGCTGTTTTACTAGATGTCAATGTCATAGAAGAAGCCGATGTTAATACGATCACAATTAACATTATCTTTAAGATAATAAATACTGAGCGACCACTTAACGTAACCATTGCCTTAGATAGAACAAGATGAGTACACTACAACAAATAAACACTGGTGAATTAGATTTCAGTGAAATTAAACAAAATCTCAAGACGTTTCTTCAGGGGCAATCAGTTCTTGCGGACTACGATTTTGATGGCAGCGTTCTTTCGACTGTATTGGATGTATTGGCTTTCAATACCCACTACAACGCACTTTATAACAATATGACTATCAATGAGGCGTTTATTGATAGTGCTTCTAAGCGAGCTTCTCTGATTTCTATCGCTAAGCTTATGGGCTATGTCCCAAGCTCGGTGACATCTGCTTCAGCGATTATTGGACTGGAAATTTCTACTCCAAATACGGATAACTCGAACATTTATACACTACCAGCAGGAACTACATTTGCAGCTGCAAAAGATGGAACGACTTATACATTCAATCTAATGCAAGATGTCACTATGGGCCGTGTGAGTTCTACCGACAAATACATTATGGGTGGTTATGCTGTTCTAGAAGGTAGCCCAAATAAAATCACATACACATCAGGTGCTGGAGTTCATTTTGTGATTCCTGATCGTGCTTGTGACACAAAAACAATCAGCGTATCTGTATATAATCCTACCACACTTCAGACAACGGTTTTCACCCAAGCAAATAGCTTAGTTGGGGTTCGTTCTACAGATAATGTTTATTTCGTTAAACAGCGTGAAGATCTATTTTATGAAATTTACTTTGGTAACGGTTCGTTTGGACAGTCTATTCCTTCCGGTGCAACTGTCACTATCAAATATCTGGCCAGCTCGGGTGAAGCTGCTAATGATTCTGGTTTCTTAGTTTACACTGGCGGTGGCAACCCAGACTATACGTACACAGTAACCACCGAAGTTGTTGCTGGCGGCGGAGCATCAGAAGAAACAAAGGATAGTATTCGTTTCAATGCACCGCTTGCTCACCAAGCACAAGACCGAATTGTCAGTGCAAATGACTATACAGCTCTTTTGATGAATTACTACCCAAGCATTGAATCGGTCAGTGTCTGGGGTGGCCAAGATAATAATCCACCTCAATATGGTAAGGTTTTTATCGCTGCAAAGCCATTTAATCGTGATGCATTTAGTACCGTTGAAAAGAATAATATGACTTCCGGTATTATTGCTAAGAAGAATATTATTACCGTTACCCCGGTTTTTGTTGACCCAATTTATTTGGACGTTGAGCTTGTGACTAATGTTTATTATGATCCAGCGAAAACTACTTTGACTCCGGGTCAATTGGCAACAAATGTCCGTGATACTATTTCTCAGTATAGCAGTACACTATCGAAGTTTGAATCTGCTTTTAGATATTCTTATGTGAGCACGAAGATTGACGAGACCGACGAGGCCATTGTATCTAATATCACAAATATTAGAATTCGTCACCCAATCGATGTTGTCTATGGTATTACAAATAATTATATTGCAAACATGGGTAATCCAGTTGCAAAGAGCGATAAACCCACATTCTATAGCACCCGTTTTTACCAGACCGGTATTACAAATCGTTGTTATCTAGAAAATAGCGGCACTGATATTCGTTTGATTCAAGAATTACCTACTGGTACCCCGGTTGACATGGGTAGTGTTGGTACGCTAGATTTTGAGAATGGTATTATCACTGCAAATGGTTTAAATATCGTTTCTCTATATGATGCTAAATTTGAATTTGTATTCTACCCAAGTTCGTTTGACGTAGTACCTCTGAACCGTTATATTGTTCGTTTGCCAGCAGATAAAGTGACTGTAAATATGATTGTAGATACACTTTCACAAACTCGTGCTGCTAAAACAAGCCACATATTCACTGCGTCTAGATGAGCACAAAACTTCCATTTCTAGCTGTTGATAAACTACCAGAGCACATTCGCGAGAGTTACCCTCAGCTAGTCACATTTGTCCAAAAATACTACGAGTTTCTCGACACACTTGAGACTATTCGTGGTAATTTGGATTTGGATTCTGCTGCACTTAAATTTGTTAAACTACAGAATTTAAGCTATGCACGGGGATTTAATACTCCACAGAGTTTGGATGTAGTTGAGTTTGTCCGTAATAATAAGGCATTCTTTGCTGCCAAGGGTAATGAGCAAGCGTTTATATTCTTTTTCAAGGCATTCTTTGGCGAAGACATCACCGTTGTAAAACCTAGTTATATTATTGCGTCTGGTGGTAAATTCTCTCAGAAGAGTTTTATTACATTTACTACAATCTTCGGCGCATTTACCGGGCAGTATGTAGATTTTGTTATTGAAAATACGAACGGGAAATTCCTATTTCAAAGCGAAAGTATTCAGAATCTAGGTGGTAATCAGTTTAGAGTGACGTTTACTGCTCCGCGCAATTTTAAAATTGGTGTTGGTGATAAGATAGCGCACCGCAATGCTACTACTGATGTTATTGAATATCTTGGTGGTATTGACCTATCACCAAAGTCTCTTAAAATTACTGTTCCCGGTAAGTTCTGGCAAATTGGACAAATTGTTACTGTCCCCGGTTCTTCTGTTAATACTATCGCCAAAGTAACCCGTGTTGATAATAACAAGGGTATTGCATATCTAGATATTATCCAATTCGGCTATGGCCACTCGGTTAATCAAACTCTGGTGACATCTCCATTTAACGGGAGACCAGCAGAACCGGTTTATACAATCACTAAGACTATCACTAGTGCAACTCCGCGTGCGTATCTGTATTCTCTAAACATTAATGATAGCACAAATGGTATCGACGAGTCTATCCGAGGGGTTATAAATTCACAAACTGTTGTGGCTGTGGATAATATCTATGAAGCAACACCAATCATTGCTGATACAGATTTTAGCTTGCAAGATTGGCTAGATTCTCGTGCTACGATTCAATATACGTTTGATACTGTATCAAAGACACATGCTGAGTATATTGACGAAGAAAGTCTGATTAGTAATCAGTCTAATAGAATCCATGATAATTACTATTATCAGGCATTCTCATATTTGATTCAAACAAAGCAGAATATTGACACATACCGTGGCGCACTTGATATTATTCACCCGGCGGGTCTTAAATTCTTTGCCGAATTAACCAAGATATTCGATGGTGACGTGAATTTAGCTTATGAAGCTACGCGTACAATGTCGATTGATAAGCTGTTCTTCAATGATTTTATTTCAGCACCTACAGATATAATTGCTCTTGGGGTGTCAAAACCATTTAGTGATACACTAAATATTACTGAAACAACTGGTAAAGACATAACAAAAGCCGGATTATTTGATACTGCTATTTTGTCGGATGGCACGACAACTATTGCTTCTGGCGGCTATGCTGCAACTGGATATGATGACGGAACTTACTCAGTATTTGAGGTCTCAATAACAATTTCTTGAGGATAATATGGTAAACGATAACATTAAACTAACTGGTGAACTACAAATTGTAGTTCGTGATCAAAACGGACAAATCAAAGAACAACGCGTTGTTCCGAATCTAGTTG